GGTAGTCTGGATTTTAAATAAAAAAGTGATAATTAATATTATATTTCTAATCAAAAGAGGGAATCGAGTCTCAATTCCTCCCACAACTAAAGTAGTGGGTTTCCATGAGACAATTTATCATGAGTAAGATATTAGCAGTTTCGGATATTCACATTAACGATTATCCACACAGAAATCCCACAAATAGATATAGACTCTATCAGGGAAGTAGAACAGTTGCTAAAAATATTATTGAAGCAGGTAAGAAATATGGCTGTGAGTATATAGTATTTGCAGGAGATATTATTGAGAAGTCTATTATTGGGCCTCTTGTATTATCTGAAGTATGGAATTTCCTTAATGCCATCATGTTAAATTTCAAAGGCGGATGGATTATATGGGGAAATCACGATATGGCAAGTAGAGTAGCAGATCAGGATAGATTTGATTCATGCTTGGGAGTTATTTTACCGCCTAATCTAAAATATGCACATAGATCGATAGTTAATATAGATAATGTTTCGATAGCTTTTAATAATTACCAACCTGAATTTGACCTAACTTGGATTGATAATAAGGTTGATATCTTATTTACTCATGCTACTATATGCTATTCTAATAACGACTCTTTTGTATCACAGGAATTAGATGAGTCGAAGTTTGATATAGCTTTTTGTGGTGATATACATAGACCAGGTGAGATCGGAAAGTATGTGTCTATTGGTATTCCTCAAAAATGTAAAATGACAGATAGTGATATAAGTTGTGGTATTGTATTAGATTGTGTAAATAAATCTTGGGATAGAGTAGATCTTAATCCTAACAACAACTTAATGAAATTCCAATACGTAAGTGACATTGAAGAAGAGGGATGGAAACCTGATATCATGACATTTAACGTATTTAAGAAAGAGCCTGAAAATATTATAAATCCTGTAACTGGCGGACTAATGACAGAATGGGATAAAATTGAAGGGCTTGTTAATGATTCAATTATAAATGCAGGGTTACAGAATATTCATACAGATGTTTTAAATAGTATAAAAGATATTGATGCTGGTGAGGTCGATTTTAACTTCACTCTGCATAGGATGTACTGTAAAAATTGGAGAAGTATTGAAGAAGCTGAGATATATTTTAACAACAATGATCGTATTCTTTTAGTAGGTGAAAATGGTTCCGGTAAATCATCTCTCATCTCTGCTATTAAATATGCTTTCTGTGGTGCTAAAATAGGTGGACTTACTTCTCTTAGCCCTTTCATTCAATTCGGTACTAAAAAATGTACTACTGAAATTGAATTCTCTTATCAAGGTAATAAATATAAGTTAAGAAGAAGCTCTAGTACTAATATAAAAGATTACGGACTTTGGATTAACGATGAGCCTCAAAAATATAGCAATAAACCCGCTTTTGATGCCGATTGTGAAAATAGATTCCCGTTCATTAAATATATTGACGTTCTAATTCACGACCAGGATCACAATCAATTTATAGGCTCAAACTCAGGAGAAAGATTAGCGGAAATTATATCTAAAGCTTTCAAATTAGATAAAATCGATACTTATAATGATACCGCCCAATGTCTCCTTAGTAAACTCAAAATTGAATCCTCCTCTCAAATATCTAAAGTAAAAGAGTGTGAGAGATTAATAGAGTTTATCGATTCTAAGATTAATGGAATTGTATTACCTCAGGATTCAAAAGAGAATTTAATGAAGTATAAAGAAGAAGGTATCATTATGCAAGAAAAAGCTAACTTGTGGATGAACTATAGTAATACTTCTTCTAATATTCAAACTAGTATCGAATTTACTAACAAGGAAATATTAGACCTGACTCAAAAGATTAATTCATTCAGAGACGCTAACTTAATCGATGCTGAAATTAATCAAAAAAGAGAACTAATAAACTCCTTGAATGATAAACTCGTAAATCTAGCTGGCGCAAAAGATAAACTTAGCCTTAAATCCGCAGAACTAAATAGAATAATCAATGAGGGTAAAAGACTAAGAGCTGAAGTAGATAAAATTGACCCTAATAAAGTCTCTAAATGTCCTACTTGCGGAAATAATATTGTGCCAGATGAAAATACAATAAATGCTCTTACTAATAGAAAAAATGAACTAAATGCCCAGTTACAAGAGAAATTAAATGAACATGGCACAGTTAGTAAGGAAGTAAAAGAGCTTGAATATATAGTAAATCAACAGCAAGACGAATATAACTCTATTACTAATCAAATAAATAGTACTAATAGTGAAATCTCTATGCTGCTGACTGAGAAAAATATTCAACATAATACTAGAGAACAATTAAATCTGGCTAATAATAAACTAGTAGATCTTAACAATAAATTCAATTCTTTAGGTATTCCAGAAAAAGTTATTCTCCCTAATGATTTCGCTGTTAAAATGTCTGAAATCCAAAACAATATTACAGCATGGGAAATTTGGGAAAGTAGCATGATAGATAAACAAAAAGCAGAATCAGACCTATCTATCGCTCAAAATCTAGTTAATAATACTCTAAATTATGCAAAAAGTTTAGAAGATTATATAAAACTTACTGGACCTACTGGATTTATTTACAAAGAGGTTATGGAGAAATTAGTATCTAGATTTAATGACACTCTGGTAAATTACGAAGTTTCTAATAGAGAGTATAGAAAGAAAACTCACTTGACTCTTGTACCTCAATATAATAATAACGGTAATTGGGTGAGTTATGAAGCTTGCTCTGGTGGACAAAAAACAGTTCTAGATATTCACTTCCTATCCAAAATATTACCACAATCCGGACTATTTATTCTAGACGAGTTCCTTAAATATCTTAGTCCAGGTAATGCGGAAATTTGTATGGATATGATTAATAACATGAATATAAATTGCTTGTTTATTAGTAGCCATCAAGAGTCTTTGCAAATAAATAATAATAGATCATGTAGCCTGAAACTTAATGATTCGGGTTGTACTATAATAGAATTAACTTAAAATTATTATGTTACCTATCTATTATTTAAGCATGAGGTTCGCTAATGTTACAGACTTAGCCGACTTTTATAGAACAGATTTACCAGAGATGTCAAAACTTAAAGGTATTATTGAAAACATTAAGCTGCTATTTAGTCTGCCACAAGATAGAGTAGTAGTTCAAGTGGCTGAGGGTTATAGAGTTTATAAAATTACTATGCTTACTCCAGATGTTAATAAATTACCTTTTGCATTCTTTGTATATCTGCCAGAAGAAAAAAGACTGGATTTATATAATAGTGACAATTTTAGACTACCTTTTATACAGTGGAAGAATAAAAAACCTATATTCAAAAATTATTCCCTTCTACTAGATAAAGCTGGTATCGATAAAATGTTCACTAAAATATTAAATAACTCGTGAAAAATTAAGCAGTTCCAAGATCGTTTCTCAGTATTTTAAATTTCTACTGACTACTTTCTTAGAACTGCTTTTAATTCGGCGATAAAAAAAGAGTAATAAAAGATTCTTCACCTTCTATTACCCTGCAAAAATATTATTGTTAATATTTTATTTCAAAAAAAAAATTCACAAATAAAATCTCAAAAATCATACAATTCATGAACTGCTGCGCACCTTACAAACCAGACACCCGGTAACTTCGTCCTCTCGCCCCTAAGATTCCAAAATACTTTACGTAATCTGGAACGGTCTGTAATGTCGAGTTTAGGATTGAATTACTCATCCTTCCTCATATATAAGAATTTGAGACGATTTCAGATTCCTTACTATTTCTCATCTAGTACCAGCTCAAATCCTAATATGTGTAAAAACTTAAATAATAAAGAATATGAAAGTAGTAATTAATGCGAATAAGTTTGATTTTCCTAGTAAAAATTGCTTGGAGATTAGTAATTCAGCTTGTAAGAAATCAGGAAATGTTAGTACTGTTAATCTAGTTTCTATTAAAGTGGGAGATAGTGAAGCTTTTTTAGATAAAGAGGCTATCAGTGAGTTAATTGATGTTTTACAAATGTTAAAAAATAATTTAGACTAATGGATTCACTTTTTACAATTCTAAAGAACATTGTTAAGTCAATTTTTACAATTGTAATGTTGATTTATGAGTTTTTTCTAGTTATAATCCTCTCTAGTATTGTCAGAGATTCTAGCTATAGTGATATGTGGGAGATAGAAACGTGCAAATATAGAGAGGAGGAAGATGACTACGGAAATGAGATATATACAGTAGAGAAGAAAGGATATAGATCATTTTTTAGTGCTATTAAAGGAAAATTAGGTGAAATTTGGTTCAAAAAAGAGTAAATTTAATATTAATTGTTGTACATTCTTTTTCAATAAAATCTTTCATTAAATTAATAAAATTTAACAGATCTCACTGCCTCAGATTGCTTGTGATAAGTAGTCTGAGGTTTTTATTTTCGCCGTCTGAAACCGTACTGAAAGCCTTATATATGAGATTAAGAATGTTGTTAATGATTTCAGTTGTTAGACCAGGTTGCTTGTGATAAGTAGCCTGGTCTTTTTGTGGTGGAATCTGCAATAAAAATGGCTAAAATAGGGCAGAATTAGCGATTTTCACCGTTTGAAATGGACCTGATCGCCTTATATATGACTAGTAAGGGGTGAAAAACCTTACTTAGTATTTAATAAAATTGTCAATATGAAGGACATATTTTTATTAAATGCTTTCAGTCTTCAGATGATTTCTGAGCTTCCGTGTGAAGTAAGAATCTCTGAGGTTGATAGTCTGCCTAGCGGATTGACGTCTGCGATTGGACACCAGGACACTGCAAACGTTCTGGGCGTACCAATGAATCGCATTAATGTCAGTCTTGCCAAGGGCGACGTTGCATACGTTGCTCAATTAGTTGGCGGACGTCTCCCAGAAGGTTCTACCACATTGCCGGAAGGTTTCAGGTTTAAATACCTGAAGGTAGAAATCGTCTAGGACATGACTGAAGGCGTGTTGGGTTTAAGCCATACCCAAGTTGGACAAAAAGGCTCTCTGGGAATCCTACTAACCAGAGTGACAAGGAAAAGTCGTAAAAATCCCCTAACTGATCAAACGGGTTAAGAAAATAAGATCGAAAAAACTAATTAGCAAGGGAGTTTTCTCAAATAGTAGAGTTTAGACCTAGCGCATTTTTAATTTAATTTATACAGATTTTTTATTTATATGGAATCTGTATTATTTTTTTGCCGCCTAGAACAATTCTGAAAGCCTTATATATGATAGTTATAATTAAAGGACTAAGCGTATTTGCTTTAAGCAATTACTTTCGTTTGACGCGATGTTCTATGTTTATTTAAATCGAAAGAAGGTTGTAAAAATTATGAAATGGCATAACGTATTTTACGTTGCCGTCAACCTAGTCTTGACAGGCAGCGAGACATCCACAAGCTATAGTAGCGAGTGGAATGGCCGAGATTCAAATGAGAAGTACGACCAAACGGTTGAAAAGACCTCCTCTACGGTCTTCAACTATGATTTAGAAATCGTAGAGGCATCCAAAGCTCCTCTGGATGCAAAAATTGAGGAGTATATTAAGACGGTAAAAGAATTCGAAAAGACTCTACCGTCAGAAATAAAGATCTCTGTTAACACAGATAATGTGAAGGCAGAGTTAGAAATGGGCAAAGTACTAGCAACGTACGAATGCCCAGAATGGTTTTCGATCGACAGGTCGAAGAACTATATTTGTGACTCTTCCGGAAGGAAGTTAGTCGCAATAGTTGCCGTTTACAGCGGCATCAGAGGCGAGTATGTCGTTGGAGCTCGCCACTGGAACGTAATATACGGGGATCCGTCTGAAGACTTCTGGTTCGTTGAGCCAGAGTGGGACATTGAGGATCCCAAAATGGCATCTAACGCCGATGAAAAGGTAAAAGATGCAATGCTCCTCGTAGAGCAATGGCTCGAAGACGAGGGTAAATTAGACGACAGATATAAGCTTGAAGGTAAGTTGTAATCTGTCGGAGATATACTCTGGAGGCATCAGCGGAGGTAAAACTACTGATGCATTTTTTGACCTGGCCTCTGTAATACACCCGCTGAAACCCTTATATATGACCAAGTAACTTTCTATTTGAGAGTTACTTTAATTTTTTGAATATTAACCAAAAAAAATAAGAGTATGTGGAAAAATTTCATTGAAGATGTCAAATGGGGCATCAAAGAAGGATGTCGATTGATCAAAAAATACAGGTTAGGAATCGACAAATAGTCTCTGAAAGATATCATCAGAGATAAAATAATTTGATATCATTTTGTTAAACTAATAATTAAATAAATGTTGAGTATTAGTATTAAAGAAGAGTCAATTTTGGAAAGACTGGGAAGATTTGTTTATAATGAATTGGACCCAGTTATTGGATGTATTTGCTGTTACTTTTTCATGGGAATAGCATTTACATTGATTTTTAACGGAGGTAATGTACTGGGAAATGAAAAGTCCTTAGGAGGCATTCTCAGTAACATTGGCTATACGATCGTTGAAATCCTTTTGTGGCCAGTAATCCTAACTTATGTAGTAATAGTAATACTGCGAGCTAGTATTAAGGACAACAGAAGGAACTTTAACAAGAAGGATTAGTTTAAGTAGAGAGAGATAAGTGGAGTAAAATCTGCTTATCTCTTTTTTTGTCGCATCATTTTAGAGAAGAGAGAAAGAAAAACCCCAGGGAATTAACCCCGGGGATTTAATTTTTGCACTAAATATTAGATACAAACTGCGTCAATTTCAGCAGCAGTGATAGCAGCGAAGTTAACAACGCCATTCTCATCTACAGCAGTAGCAGTAGTAGTGCCGTCGAAAGCAGTAACTTGAACGTCCTTAACTGGAACCTCAACAACTTGCTCAGCTGGCAAAGTTACCTTGAATACAGTCTCAACAGAAGTACCATCTTTAGCAGTGATAGTAACAGTCTTCTCGTCTGAAGCACCGAAAGCAGGAGCCAACTCGATAGACTCAGTAGCAGTATCAAGACCAGTTTTAATAGCATCAACCTTATCAGAAACAGCCTTGAGCTCATCCTTAGTTGCGAAGTTGGAGATATCAGCAGCAGTAGTACCGATCTTTTCCCATTGGTTGTTGATATACATGTACTCATCGTGTACATTTTGATCTCCAGAAGCACCAGATACCAAGTAGATTACGCCCTCTTTGATATCAGACTCAGGTAATGCAGCAACAACTTCATACTTAACACCAGCGGTAAGCATGTCATTGATTTCGTCCTTAGTGTAGTGATTAGTAGAGACGTGAGTTTTGATTTTGCTCCACAAGTGACTTACACCATTAATGTCTAACCATGCGTATTTAGCCATAACTTTAAAAAATTTAATTAGGTTAAAATTGTATTTAATTCTTCGGAGGTGATAGGCCTAAAGTCATCTTCCTCCAGTTTCTTATTTAATTCTTCTGTAACTATTTTATTTTGCACTGCGTTTTCTGAGGACAAGTCTAAGAAGTTATCAAAACCTGGAAAGTCTGTAATATCATTAAACGATCCAGAGAAGGCGACTTGACTTAGTTCAGTAGCCAGTATATAATCAGTTAAATCAGAATCTTTGACTAACTTTACCCATGAGCCGAAAGAGTTATTTGAGCTCATAGATCTAACAAATACATCTTCGTTAGCCGTAAAGAGTACTTGCTGAGTGCGTCTTTCTCCTCCGACGAACTGAACTCTAATACCGAAAGAGCTATTATTTGCTTTTTCTGGGGTATTAAGAATAGTATCAGCAATGTCATCGGTGCAATAGTAATATCCTTCTTCTATTAGATTATTGAGGTCAGTATTAGCCTCTAATTGTAAGCTAGTAGGTAAAGATATATTAGCTATATTATTAGAAACAACACTCTCACCATTTACGAGAATATCAGTAATACCTCCTGCACTAGAATTTTCTCTAATTTTATCCAGAGCTTCTTGTACGGACTGTTTACCTGTTTCATCGAATACGTAAATAGCAGAAGTTAACATTCCATCAGACGCACCAGCCGCCAAGTGCATAGCCATTTTCTTGGGTGCACTTAATGAAGAAATTAGGTTACTCATATTTTAGCGTACTTCTTGATGAATGTTTTTTGTTAATGGAATTATCAGACTCTCTATCCAACATCCTTTATATTTAGTGGCTACAAGTTTATTACTTTAGATCCCGGCTACTTATTTCGTATTAGATAGTATGTAATGAGGAGGGATCGAGGTAGTATCAAAACAACTAATCAAATACTAAGATAATTACAAGTTTATATACAACAAGGGGATAGTTTTAGAATAATAACTTGCTATATCACCAGTAGAGTCATTATGGTAATAAACTTTAGTAGCTAATTATTTTATAGAGACATTTATGCTAATATCTCCTGTCAATAATTTTTCAGTTCTATATAGTTTAAAAGACCCGATAGAAGAGCTAGCAGTCCATATATTATCATTTAGAACGCTTTGACCTAATTGAGTTGCGGTAATAGCTCCTCTTGTATTAGGTATAGCGAACCAGATACAATCTTCGAAAGTTTTTATATTAAATGTAGTTTCTTTTGCTGGGTATGCCTTAGTATCCTTTAAGAAATACTCCACATCACCTTTCAATAGATTTTCGATAAGTTCAGTAGCTTTAGTATTGCTCAAAGTTCCCATATCATCTAGTATTACATTTTCCGGAGCCTCAAATATGAACCAAGGCTTATTAAATAGGACAGTACTAGATGCATTAGGAGAGGTTACAGTTTTACCAGATACAGGGACAACCGTAGCAGATATATTTCCAGAGCTCACGTTAGTTTTTTGAGGATCTACACTTACTGATTTTTCGTATTTAGTAATTGATCCGCTAACATTACTCCATCCACTAGTAACATTTGAGACTTCTTTAATTTCGACATTAGAAGTACCCATGTCATTAGTTTTAGACATTGAGAAGTTAGCTGTAAAATCAACTGAGCTTATATTACTAGGGAAAGTGATAGAAGATACGCTAGGAGATACAGTACAGTTAGCTTTGTAAGTATAATTAAGTTTAGCATTCAAGTACTCAATCATATCATCAGTAACTCTTTCATCTTCTCCACCTCCTTCTTCAATAACAAGATTTACGTTACCATTTTCATCCATTTCAATTACATCTCCACCGTTTATAGTAATTGTTTTAACGTATTCTTGATTATCTTGTTCTAGTTTTTCTAATCTATTGGTGATGTCATTGATTATCTCAGTGAATCCCTCATTTCCACTAGCAGCATCAATTAGTTTTTTCAGTTCAGTTATTTTAGCATCGATTTCACCAGTAGAATATAGATCGTAAATTGGAAAAACATCTCTACTACCTTCTCTAGATATATACCAGACACTCTCATTCATATCTAGGAACAGGAGAGGTTTTTGGCTAATTTCTTCCATCACTCTCTCATTACTATCTTCATTAAATTTACAGAGATACCATTTATTAGTTTCTGTATTTTGGTAGAGAATAGTTTGTCCCAATAATAGTTCAGATACGTCAGGAGGATTTTTATATCTATCAACTCTAGTTAAAAGATTAAAGTTTCCAGGATTAGTAATAGTATAGCAATCAGGTCCTTTTCCATCTTTTATACCAAGAACTACAAGAGAGTCTATTATATTATTTTCCTCATCAACATAGTATCTAACAATAGCAGGTTCGCCAATAGAGAAAGTCCTATTATTGAGTATATTACAGGCCATTTCTTTACTACTAGCTATATCCCCGTATCTAGATAGTAATATTTTAGAGTTAATCATGGTTCTGATTTTTTATATTTAACAGCTACATTTAATATACCTGTCTGTTTATTGTTCAGTCTTATTATAAAGTAGGTTTTTCTAAGGTATTTATTAGAAGGGAAATAGTGTACAGATCTTTCTTCTATAGTAAAATCAGAAAGTTCAATATCATTTACAAACACTCTAAATTCCTCCTCTTTATACGAAATTGAATAGTCTGGGATAGCTACATATACATACTTTCCTCCTGTACAGTCCATTTTATAATTAAGAATAAAATCGGAGCTGTTAATTGAGTGTCTAGTAGTATATAAGTTGCTATAAGTTAAGTTTAGTATCTCATCATCTGTTATACTATCCTTATCACTAGTACCTGCATACACTTTATATCCTCCGTAATAATCAACTCTCTCATATGCTGTTTGAACTAATTTTCCATCGTATGCTTTAACTTCTATATTAAAATAAAATATATTAGCTGACATATTATAAGGAATAGCTACAGATATTGAAGAGCTTAGTTGATCATCTGGAACTTTGATATTATTATTTATTTTTACACTAGTAGGCTTAATTTTTTCACCCTTATGCATAATATCAAAGGAGATTATTTCAGTATTTGCAGGAAAGGTAGTACCATCCTCAAACTCTACGTATTTAGGAGAAGTTAGTTTTATTGTTACCGGATATACACTCTCCTCTAATCCCCTTATGTCGTTACTATTGGTTTGTATTCTTTGTTCCGTAAAAGTTCCAGGTATATCACTATCAATTCGTCTTTCCCAATGACCAGTTTCTTCATCTATATAGTATGACTTGTAAACGTACCAAAATCCATCTACATAAACCTCGAATCCCTCAGGAACTAATGTATTCCAATTTTTAAGATCCTCCTTGGTCTTTGGCAGGTTTTGTCTATTATCTAAATATTTCTTAGATTCATAGTTAAAATTAGTTCCTATATTTGCTGACATGATTTTTTATTTAGTGTGTTAGATATCTCCAGCATCCATTGTAAAGTAATAGTTCTGTCCAGGCTCCAGGTCTAAGTTGAATAGATTCAGATCCCCACTTTTCTTCATATGGATCACCTTTATAATCAATACCTCTTTCCATATCATCTCTACTATAATTATAATTTATTGGAGATAGATTTCCATATGCTACTTCGTGGTTATCTGGTCTAGTAAAATCTTTTGCCATAGTTGTAACCTCTCCTAGTTTATTCCAACCTGAAATAACCGTATTATAATTAGTATTTTTAGTATCATCAGGTATAAGATTAACATTACCACTAGCGATATATGTTGCGGATTTACAAAACGATTCTAGATCTTTATCTCTAAGAGTATTATAAGTAGTTTCAGTATTCTCTGAATTCCCTTCTATTTTACGATATTTAATATTATCCTTATCCAGTAATGTTATCCAACCTCCCGTTTTAGCTGTGGAAACAGGGGACTCTAGAGTTACCATTCTGCTGCATGTACTATATCCAAACTTGTTATTTCTAGTGTTAATAATATTTGAATAAATATAATTATTATTAATTAGTTCCATATCCTCGCTTGGAATACTATTTATCTCTTCATAGTATGGAAAGTTAGCAGCATTAGTTCCTTTACTAGGCAATTCAAGAATATTCAGTTTATAGCCGTCGAATTTTTTCCAACTTGCTAGGTTTGAGCTGACTCCTGTACTCAAAGTATCAGGAATAAATCTAATTCTGTGTAAATTAACTTTATCTGTTGCAAAGATAATATTTCTGGTACCTACGGGAAATTTTAAGTACGACATGTCACAAACTCGATATATATTATTGTCAAATTTGTTTCTAAAAGACGTTACAAATACTTTTGCTTTGTATTCTTCCTCAGTACGTCTTAACTCTTCTGGAATAGTAATTAACCCTGGATCTGGATCACTACTTTCACCATCAGCTCTTCTACCCTCTTTGTGACATAGATTACTTAAATAGTCAGGTTTCCCAAAATATTTCATATACTTATAGTAGTTATTATCAGTAATTACTAAAGTATCAGAGTAAATTAATGATCTTACCCAAGTTTTTAATCTTTGCAGAATTGTTTTAATGCCACTAGTATCTAATATCTTTCCCATATGCTTGAAACAGTTAGACGAAGTATGTCCACTTTCCGTTAATTAATAATAGTTCAGTACTTTGCCGACAATTACTAAATATTTTACAGCCAGCTACTATTTTTTCTCCATACCCCTTGCTAATCGGATGCACATTAGCACTTCCCCATACATCAGTTACTTCATCATCAAATACTTCCTCTATTGAAATGAACTGTTTAATAGGTGCAGATGATATATAAAGTGTAATATTGCTATCATCATACTCTCTATTACTTTCAAGAGGATTGTTATTTATTTTTTGAGAGTAGTATATTTTACAAGTAGGGGCACTATTTGAGTCATTAAAGTACTTCCCTAGTTTAAAGTCAGATGTGCAATTTAGTAATCCACCTAGTCCTTTACTTGGTTCTGGTAAATATAGTAGGGAATTAATTCTTTGACTGCCGTTATTACCACTATAATTTAATGTTGTAAAATAATTATAGTATGTGTTTTTATCATAATCGCTTCCAAAAAAGGTACCGTTGTCTATATGTTTTGTTAGATTTAGTTTATACCCATTATATTTCTTCCACTTATCTACAGAAGTGCTATCAGTATTTTCACCATAGCAACTCTTATCTAGTGTATCAGGTACTAAAACTAATCTGTGGAAATTTACATATTTAACATCAAAAATAATATTTCTAGTGCCAATAGGAAATTTTAATATAGCAAAGTCAACTATAGTAAAAGTTTTTCTATCGACTGTATTATTATTGTAATCTTTTATATCAAATTCCTTACTAATTATGCCATTTGGAACCTCACTTGTAATATAATCTCTGTAATTTTCGTCAGTGATAATTATAGTTTCCTTGTAAATTCTAGACCTTACCCATTCTTTTATTCTGTCTAGTATAGTTCTGATACTACTTGTATTTAAAAAATTTCCCATAATTTATTAGATTTAGTGAATTAAATAGTACCAGTTTCCATTAGCCAGGAATAAAGATGTCCAAACTCCAGAAACCATTTTACAGCCTCGTTCTCCTTCTGTTAGTGAGTAAGAATCTGAATCATTTAGTCTATCATCTAAATTATCCCAAGTATTATCAACCCCTCTACTTCCTAATTCCCATGCAGATAATCTATTTCTCAAGCTAATATAGTTACCCTCACTGTTTTTGTAGAATTTAATATCAGAAGTAACCGTATCTTCTTTATCATAGTTATACCTGCCTGTTGAAAAATACAATCCTCCTAAAGCCTCGCCATCAGGATTATCTGTTTTTAAAGGGTCGAATAATATATTTACATGCCTATTAAAACTTGTCCCGAAATTAGCTGATCTATAATTAGTAAAGTTATTAATAGAGTATATATTGAGTTTATATCCATTATAGTTTATCCAATCCCAGCTAACTCCACTTTTAGTTCTATATTCCAGGTTATAATCTTTAGGAATAAATCTAACCCTATGTAAATTGAGTCGTTTAAGATCAAAGATAATATTTCTAGTACCTATGGGAAACTTTATTACAGCAAAATCAATAATAGTATAAGTTTCTCCATCTACCTCTCTTTCGTAACAGATACTATACTTAATTCCATCCTTTTGCTCATTTTCTTTTATATATTTCTGATAAGTACTGTCTGAGATAATGATAGTATCTTTATAAATCAGACTCCGTACCCACTCTTTGAATTTCCTAAAGATGGTTGATAAAAATGACTTTGATACTAACATTATTTTAAAAATTAATCGTTAAATGCTTCGTCTAGAATTTTGTTTAATTCTTTTTTAGTAATTATATCCCCTGTACTATAGCTATTCAAACATCTCCACATTTGACAATCCACTCTATACTCATAAGATACCAATTCAAATATTATATCAGAATCATTAGAGTTTTCGTCTACTGTAAATTTCAAGATGCTGGAATTATGAGATCTATCTAAGTTATTGTCGGCAACTCTATATACCATTCCTTTTACAGCCCCTGATTCTACTCTACCATAAATACTTGTGCTCTTGAATTCTATTACTTCTAGAGGGTATCCATTCTCAATTGATCCATTAAAGTAGTGAGATATTATTAGCTTTATTAATTTTCCGTTTTTGATATTAGAGGATATTATTTGACCATTTTCATCAATACCTTTCATACCTAGTAATCTGATATTGGCTATTTTATTGTCGCTAAAAATTACTGGATCTATACGTAGCCTTAATACATCTACATCATCTTTTACATAAACAAAAATAGTATTAGATGTGTTTTCAAATTCGACATAAGTATTTAATCCTTCAATCTTATCCATTACTTTTGAATCATAATTGCAATAATAGATTACTTCATTATTAACGGACAGACAAGGTTTACCAGCATTATTTACAGAAGCAGTTAAAGTATGATCAAAAGGAGGTAATTCTGCGCCAATATAGTAGCTCCATTGAAGATTTGGATTATCTTTTATATTTTTTGGAGTAACATAAAGACATTCACCATCACTTACATTAAATTCGTTTGTACTTACTACTATTTGATTTCCGTATTTTATTTTGAAGTTAGTAAATTTATTAGGTTGAAGGAATATGAATTTAAAAGATTTGTTATATAAGTCTAATTCATTATCCAGCTCCTCACTAACAAAAATCAGGTCATCTTCTCTATTTGATACTATAGTTTTGTTACAATCGATAATAAAAGTTGTATAATCTTCTCTTAATTTCAAGTCTTGTTCTTTTACCCAGTCTTCAGTTCCAGGTTTATTTGAGTCATTATAAACGAATCTAAGTGTCTTTTCAGCTACTTTATCATCAACTTCTACTGTTATATTTTTAGTAGACATATCGAATTGTTTTGAATCGTGATAAAGTAGTGCATAAAAAGATGTACCTCCGACGTTATTTAAAGGCCAGGAAATATTGTTAATTAGAGATTCGGCCTTAGTATTATCGTCGGCATTATAAGTAGAGTGAGATACGATTCGAGCAATTAATTCGATATTACACTTTACTAATAATTTGACTGTATTATTTGTAACAGAGTATCCAAAATTCCTAGAGTCATTTGCAGTAGAAAGAAGGACCTCTATTTTATCGTTATATTTAGAGACGGTTATAGTATCTGAAAGTAAATTAAAATCTGTATCTGTAATAAACTCTTTGTAGCTAATATTGATAGTAACTGATTCTAATTTATCGTTATTAAAGTTTATAGATAAGAATTCACCCCATCCATTATTAAGTACTACAAAGCTATTAATATCAGATTCATTATATAGAGCCAGTTTATTAAAGAAGATAGAAGTAGGAGTATTGTTAGAAGAGATTAGAGATTGTTGTTCTATAAAATCTAAATACTCTTGACTATTTTTTACAGAACTACTAACTACATCTACAGTTTCATTAATATACTCTGTTAGTTCTTTTCCAGTATCTTCAACATCATCAATCAGTGCTAGTTGACCTGGTTTAGAAGGAAGAACTACGCTAAACTGTCTACTATCATCTTCACCAGCTTTTATTACTGTCTTTTTTATTTTTACTACACCATTAACATCTAAGCTTTGATTTTTGCTCCACTTTAGATTATCAGATGCAATAAGGTCACTAGTTCCGTCTTCTTTTTTCATCAAGACAAATAGATCATCTTTTCCATCTGACTTAATGACATTGATTAGGTTTATTTTTTCAAGTTCACCGATACTATTAATAAAGTATAGTGAATTATCGTCTTTTACATAATTAAGGTCACCTACTTTTGCTGTCTTTTTAAATTCTTCATTACTTACAGCTTTAAATCCCCCAATTAATTTAGCCACAACCCATTTATCCTCCAACAATTGATAGAAGTGAATATTACTAAGATCATTAATAACAAACACGATCATACCATTTTCTCTTCTTTCTTGTGGGATTTTATCAAGGTCTAGTTTAGTTTCGACACATCTAAAACCACCTTTTCCATATTTAGCTTCATGAGTTGGGAAATTATCATCAGAAGTAAAAGGGACGATAGTAGCAGGTATATTTATTCCTTTTAATTTATTGCTCACGATACGTAAATATTTGCTTAAAGTTAGTTATTCTAATGTTATCTATTAAAGTATACACATTATAAGTAACATTATCAATAGTTTCTTCAGTTATTGCATAGTCATTAATGTAATCTATTCCGTGTATGTCGAATATATGACTAAATTTTTTATATGCAGCAGGAACTTTTACGACTAGTCTCTGTTTATCTAGGTCTGTATTTATAATAAGATCACCAGTTCCTATATAAAGTTGACTAATTGCATTTCCGTTATTTAATTCAGTTTCATTATCACTAATAGTACCATATAGAGTACAATCAGCAAATATAAGATCAACGCTAGTACTACAAGAAACTTCGCTATTATCTCCAGTTTTGAATATAGATTTAATAGTAAAAGTTGTAGTAGTATCATGATCACCGTAGATAGTATATTCCCCGTCATCAGAAATATATCTCATCTCTTCTAATCTATTAAAAGTTTCATTATAAATTTCAATAAAGCAGTCATTAGTTACATCATTTCCTGCTAAATCTGTTACTGAAATTTTAAAAGTTAGATCAGATATTACAGTTCCCTTTGCATTAATCGCCTTAACACCATTAATTTCATATATACTAGCTGATATATTAGTAGAAATGGTTTTTAATATAGAGTCTTTTACTAGTTCTTGGATTTTATTTGGAGTAAGGAAATCATCTTCTCTTACTGGCTCATTATTTTTAAAGAACCATCTAAATCCACTACTTAATTCTAAATAAATGCTTTGATCAGGTATATCATAATTAGGTTTTCTTGCTATACCTTTATCATCAATTTCCGTAATACACCATTTATCATCCTCGCCTTTACTTAGATATATTCCGTTGTTTATTAATTCTGCAACGTCTGGAAGTCTGTGAAAAAATACCTCATTAACTACAAAATATCCAGAAGTAGAAATAATAGAGTAACAATCTCTTCCAACTCCATTTTTAATACCTACAGCAGTAATAGCATCTAAACCACCATCTTCCTTGTCATAAATAGATAAAACAGGTTGACCTTCTTCGTGATTGAACTTATCTAATTTTATTAATGCGATTTCTTTATTCTCGCTTTTACTTCTAGCTATTCTTATTAAAGTTTTCTTTGCTTCCATGATAAATAAAAATAAAGAGTGGATTGCTATCATATTTTACTAGTCAAGCTCTCCACTCTATTAAATTTTAGAGACAATATCTTCTATTATGCCCCAGTTTCTGGATCTACTGGATCTAATGGCTCCTCTTTTGGTCCTTGTTCCTCTTCAGTAGTATCGTCTCCTGTTGGCTCATTAGATGGAGTTTCAGTTGTTCCCTCTTCCTCAAGTTGAACCTTACCTGCAGGAGTCTCGTCAACATTGATATCAGCTTCCTCCTCAACTACTACGGGGGTTACAGTAAAGTATGCACGAATCTCTGAAGTAAAGCGGATACAGATCTCGTGAGTTTTTGTGTCACAGAAATCGATACCATTAGCCAAAGTTCCAACAGCATTTGACCACTCTTTACCATCGACAATAAGAACAGCCAAGTCTTGTACAGATTGTGGAATATTCTCTACTGCTACTTCTACTGTACCTTTCAAAGTATAGATAACACCTTCTTTTTCACCTTTTACAGCCTCCCATTTAGTAACAGGGCCTTCAAATGGGAAACCTGCAGCTTTTACCATAATAGCAAAATCACTCAAGTATCCACCAGGGTAAGGTCCTTGTACTCCGTAAACTTGGCAGAAACGGCTAGTAACTTCTCCGTTAGGCCAGAATACTTTTTCCAAATTAGGTTTTACTTTTGACAATTGAACTTCAGCATCTGAGGACAATTCAATAGGCTTCACAATTGACTCATCTCCTGACACCTCCAAAACATAACCTTGCTCTGTGTAGAATACGTCGTTGTTATTAACTTCTGACATAATAAATTAATTTAGTTTATTTTAGTTTTTAGACATAATTAATGCATTGATTCTAGGTATATACTTATCTGCTACATCGTTAACAGTACATACATTAATTCTGCCTTCTTCACTCTCTTCATTACCTCTACTAAACCACTCAAGCACAATTAATCCTATTGGCTGAGTAATTCCAGGTATTGATATAAATAATTTCTCAGATGATTGATCCTTTTCAAAAATATCATATACACCATGATACTTATTAAGAAAAATACTATCATTCATTCCTCTATAGTGGACAGTTTCTCCGAATTTAATGTCTTCGTATAGAGTAGAAATCATTCCAACATTGATATCTTTAAAATCAGACTCTTTTACACTAGGCACACCGTAGCTAGATACTTGAAGAACTAGATCTACGTATTTAAATGGGATACCTACTAGATTTTCTTTAGAGTTGTGATATTCAAAGTAGAGGATTCGATCAGCATTAATACCTCTCTCATTCATAAAGCTACGTAAAATAGGCTGAAGTTCAAAAAGCAATTCATCACGTTTAGCCATTTTCTCATTATGAATTTCCTCTGATAAATCTGAAATAAACTCAATACACGTCTTTGTAACGGTCTTGATATTAAAGATTCCTAATATAAATAAGCCGAAAAGAACATATTTGACAACTTTTTTAAAGCCAATTGATTCATCCAGCTCAATTATAATCTGTACAATATCTTTAATACGATTGAACATAAAAAACTAGCTTGCTTTAAATTTTAGGATTAGACCAAACTTAATAGATTTAGAGTTTAGATAATTAGTAATGTTTTCACTTAATTCTGGCATCATCTTAAATCTTGCCAATATTTCTACATTTACATCAATATTAGCTCCTATTCCTTTATCAAATTTAGAATAAGTGCAGTACAAATATGGAAGGAAGTTAACATGATCAGAATTACCCATTTCTATATCATCCAGCTCATTTATAAGTAATGTAGAATCTATTATATTATTATTTGCTACGCTACTATATAATTTTATCAAGTCAAAATCATCATCTAAGTAATCGCTCCAAGATTTGTACACGGTTGGATTACTTTGAAGTTTATATTTATTATTACTCTTGTCGAAATAATACTCTCTCCTGCTCAATTCTAATTTAAACTTGTGGCGATCAGAAAAAGGACTAGAAATTTCAACTCCATTCTCATTAAGTGTTACGACATTATTAAGGTTATTGTACAAGTATTTATTTACAAGATCATTTGCATCATAAACACTAAGAGAATAATAACCCTGGTAACATTTGAAATTTTTAACTATATATTTTTCTCCTAACTTCGAATAGATTTTATAAAAAGTGATATCAACTTCTCTCTCTTTGTTAGTTAGATTAGGAGGCAATTGTAGTTCTAGATCATACTTATAGGTACCGTCAATTAATTCTTCTGGTGCTGGTAAATCTAGTTCTATCTCCTCTTCACCTATTTTACAAGTCAACATTAAATCACTTTTTGGAATAGCTGTAGTAAATTTAAAAGTACTAATATCATTCTCTACAAATAATCTTCCGTCACTTAATAGATATAGTGGTCCAGATAATTCAGAAGTAAATTTATCATCTGCAGGACCTTGTGTTAGTTCTATACTTACTTTATGAATATCGTCTACGTCACCAAGTAATATAGATCTAGTAATTTCTTTATTTGATCTATTAGCTGGGAAGTGAATTGTTACATTATCCTCATCCCAATTACTAGATGCATTAGAACTTACTATAACATCTTCACTAGTTCTATCATCTACTTTAAAAATTCCTACTTCTTTTCCTTTTTCAATTTCTTTTTCTTTCTCTAATTCAAATACGCCTCCAAATAATGAAATAGATGTATCCTCACCTTTAGCAGAACATTTCATCTTGTGGGAATCATCATTAAAGTACGCGTAATAATTTTGTGGGGAATTGATGTCTTTTAATATTAAACAATTTGAATAACCTAATTGTTTTAAATTTACAGAATCTTTCCTGACTATATAATCACCCTTTTTCTGAGTATAGTTGAATAAAAAATCAATATCTCCTATATAATTTGTATATTCATTGTCCCTATCCTCCCCAAATAAAAGGAATTTATACTTTTTATTGGCAATTTCTTGGGTATAATATAGTCTACTTGGTACCGTGATTTCATTATTTTTTTTATCTATAGTACAGCCTCCTCTACTATTCTCGTAATTGGTAATATTAGATTCTAATTGCTTAACCCCTTCTACTATCCCTTCAGTATTTCTCCAACTAGCTGTAAATTTCATCCTTCCGCCATCTATATCAATAACAGAAGGGCTAATATTAAGACTATTTTCAACATTATGATATGTGAAATTTACTTTTAGATTCGTCTCTTCACCGAAACTAAATGCCTTCTCACTATCTAAATTATCTTTTACGAGGCAGTAGTAACTATTCCCTATACAATCAATAGCCAACTTCTTCATTGTATTTAAGAAGCTTTCATAATTATTTATATTAGGAATAGTCTTTCTCCAGGCTATAAACTTTTTACAGGCTAGATTCTCATTCAATCTACTATTCTCGTATTCATAATCAGTAGTATAAATGTCAGGATTTTCTATATCATTCCCGAACATATCTAGAATAACTCTTCCATAATACTCTTGATCGCTCTCACTAGAACTTTTTTGAGCTGAGATAGAAAAGTTGTAAGAATCTGCTACCGTATTAATATTACCTGCAAATCCCGTGTTTTTATAAGTACCGTAATATTTAAAAGTAGCTGTGCCGTCTGTAAGATGAAGTTGATTCAGCGATAGATTAGATAAATTACCTCCACCTACATTAATCTTACTAATTGCTGGATAACCTGATATACCTATTTTTGGATCCGAGTCTACTCTAAATTCTTTCAGCAATCCCTCATTAGTAATAGAGGTAGGAACATCTACTTCATTTCCATGCACTCCACTAAAGCTAGATCCATCTACACTTATACTAGTTATTCTTTTAGTACTGTATAATAAGTGGAATTTTATGTAATTATAATCAACATCTATTTGTGACTTGTTATCGACGTATAAAGAGCTGGAAATGATAAATGAAGATGATATAGTGTCTTTAGTAGTGTTAGGTTTTATTCTTACTTCATAGTGTAGTAGTTCTCCGTCGCTATTAAAGTTAGGAGCCAGTTTAGTAAATTTAAAATCGACTTTATTAGTTAGATCGAATATTCCAGGCCGTCTACATAAACCATTTGCCTCTACCTCAATAATAGCTTCAAAGTCATTATTAGGAAAGAATAAATACTTATCTATATTCTTTTTATTATTATTCCAAATTTCTCCAAGGTTGTCATCAGTTAGCGTATAAACAAGCTCTCCCTTATATAAATATTTACAAGTAATTTTTTTAATAATTTTACTATCCTTATTTATATATCCCTCTTGATTATATTCATCATTGTGTGGAGTTTTGTCTAGATCATAACATCCGTCTTTTATAATATACTTAATACTATCAAACTTCTTATAATCTTTGTTTGAGTAGACGTATATTTTTGAAGGATAAATATATTGATATGGATCTAGAATGTTGGTATCTGTAACTTTTCTTTGACCTTTTCCATATCCTAGTTCTTTTCTTAATATAGTAACTTCTACACCCTTTTCATTGTCGAAATCACTAACTAAGAATCTATTATTATAAATTGAATCCTTACTTGTTGAGCGTATTTCAGAGTCACTATCAAAGTCTCCGTTAAAGAAATGATTTACTGACTCTCTTTCGCTCATGACAACTGGATTCGTACTATAATAACATCCCTCACCTTTCCATTTACTAAAACAAGAGGTTTGATCCAATTCGTGAGTTTGTATTATATCTCCACTATCATTTACTATTACTCGCCCATATAATTCTTCTTGACCAGTAAACCCTAAATTTTCAGAATGTCCGTAATTACCTCCTGTCGTTGCTCCATTTGCGAGATACGAATCAGCAACACCATCCTCATTGAAGTCATTTAAACCAGCACACATATCAACATAAAAAGGAGTATTTGATTTTACTTTAAATGTTAACAGTCCGAGTTTATTAATACTTACTTCTTTACTTCCTACGATTTCTATTTCAGGAGTATAACGGTCTTTATGTACTGAGAATTTATAAAGGGAGTTATTCAGGTTAAGCGCTTCTTCTCTCCAAGTAGCTGATCTATTCTCTGAAACATCTTTATCTTCATCTTTGCTTCTAACTATTTGAATTTCGCTACTATCAAAATCTTCCCAGCCTTCATAATTGCACTTTAAGCTGAATAGACAATTGCTTTTATCCTCATTTCCAATTAATATTTTTCCATAATTATTAGGAAGAAAACTAACAGAAGGATTATTATTACATAGAACTTTCCAATAACAATAAGCAGATTCAGATTCATTATTAGAAGTTTCAGTAGTAGAGAAGTATAATTTTTTCTCTGTTTCGTTATTTTTGAAAGAGATTTTATTATTTATTACTTCAGATCCATCCTCATAAAACAACTTAAGGCTACTGATTTCTTGTTCTTGTAATGCTTTTTGAATGATATAGACCGGAGCTGAGTAATCTTTATACTTTATGATCAGCTTAGTTAATGTAGAAATTTTATCACCTTTATTATTGTCTTCTATCCAAGGGACCCAATTTGTAGTAGAAGTATTTTGTCCTTGAATAAATTTGTATCTAAAAGGTATTTTACATGTGCCATCAACTAAAACATTTCTCCAGTCTAGTGAATCAGAAGAGATATTAACTTCAATGAATGTTTTAAATAGATCTTCATTCTCATACTCAAACTTAATATTTTCTTTTAGATCAAGTATAAAGTTTTCTAATTCATCCTCACTAATTCCATCTCTATTAATATCATATTCCCCAACTAAGTCTGTATGTAAGAAGAACAGGAAAGATGTCCCACTACTTCCTCCATAATTATCGTTTAGTATTAGTGGAATTTTATTTTCGTAATAGTTAGAAGGAATGTACCAGTTTCCATCATAATCTTTTTGAATCAGTTTTATACGCTTAGATTCTATTTTATAAGATTCATTACTATAGAAGTCTTTTTGTTCAATAGTAAGTTTAAATATACCATATGGAGTAATAGTACTGACAGATGGATTTGAGTATTCTATAACTTTACTATAATTTTCTATATTATAATTGAAGTTACTAGATTTTTCCACACACTCTATTAAAAGTTCAGGCACATTTTTAACAGAGTCGGTACCAGAATATGCAGGCTCCTCAGATAATTTTCCATCAATAACCTCAAATACATCAAATTCTACCGTGCCATTAATATCAACAGTTTCAAATTCTCCTTCAGCAATATTAGAGTTTAGTTCTGTTTTTACTAATACATTCAAGCTATTATCTACTCCGTTAATTTCACAGGTAATATTCTTGTACACTTTATATAAAAAAGCTCCTCTCTTAAATTGTCCGTTAAAATCTATACTTTCAAAACTAGATTTATGACATCTCTTAGAATTTTGCTCTATTATATATTGATTGAAAGTGTATTTAGAAACAGTATCAGTATCTTTTAAATTACTAGGATCTTCTTTAATAGCAGAGAATATATTTTTACCATTATCATTGCAATTATTCTCCAAGTATTCTATATCTTGTCCTAAATTGTTACAGATAAATGAACAGTTTTTATTAATATCCTTATTAATTTTGACATTAAAGATATTATTGCTACTGTTTAATACTAATTTGCCCCTTAATTCACCATTCTCATACTTATCAGAAATAACGAATGCAGGTTTTATATCAGAATGTCCAGATAATTTATAAAATATGTAAATAGCAGTACATTTATCTACTTTTACATTGTCTATATTAATTCTAAAACTATCCCCACTTACAATAACTTTAACTTTGTAGGTATTAGAATCAAACCCTTCATCAAATAATAAGTTACTATTAGAAACAGAATAGCTTACAAACTCTATTATACTATCACAATTCTTACAGTCATCTATGAACTGCTTTTTATAAATAACTAAACCCATGATTTCTATAAAACTTTTAATAGGTTATCTTCTCTATAAAATATAAGACCACAGAAGGAACATAATATTTCAGGAAGACTTGATAGATTTTCAGGATACATATTTCTCCTAAATTTCTCAAGTATTCCATCTTTTATTAAACTATCTTTCTTAACTTCTACAATATTCCCCTTTTCTTCTTCACTAATTTTAAAAACTTGCTTAGCTTTATTTGAATAGTATACAGTATCAAGTTCAGTGTTATCATCCAGGCCATAAAAAGTATATTTATTCTCATCATCAACTATTAACACTTGACTATTTAAAACATGTACTTTATTAAATATCACTTCATCTTCGGTTACACATATACTATTTTTATGATTAGCAAAAAGGTACTTATAATTGCCAGTAAAGAAATCATACTCCTTCAAAATAAACCAATTATCTATTCTTCTAATTAACTCTACTGTATTTTTAGCCAGATATTTTTCAGTTATAATTTTAGTATTAAGCAGGTCAGGAATATAATTATTGATATCTTTGATCTGCTTTATTTTATTAGGAACATAGCAAATAACATCATTAGTCATTGCCTCTGAGTTGATGATAGTATTGAAATTTTCTTTTTTATCTAGCCATTTATTTATAGTAGAATCGAATATTGCAAAATCATCTTCATTTTTTATTTTGCAGATTATATATTTATTGGCACAGAAAACAATATCTTCAATCTCTTTATCAACTCCTTCCTCCTTAATAACAAAATATCCGTTATAAGACTTAGTATAGATGATAGGTATTCCATATTTATTAGTTTTCAGGATAGATCTAATATAATATCTCCACTCGTTTTGTTCTTCGTTTTTACACCAAGAATATAATACGACGTCAGAATTATAAAAGCCTACTTGAAATTGATCAAAACCTGTTAACTTTTCATCTAATACTATGTTATTTAGAAGATTAAATCCTACATAATTGACTATATTTTCCTCTTTAAATACGAAATTGTTACCTAAAGAGATACATTTACTACGATCTGGAGAATTTAATACAGAATTTAAGTAGCTAGTATATCTAAAATTATTCTCAGCTTGTGGTAAAGATTCTATAGCAACTTTTAATCCAGTAAAGTTATAAAGCTCATCTCCCGTAAAGTCTCTATTATCATTATTTCTTATGATTTCAGTGAGAGAGTTAACTATTTTGCAATTATCTAGAGTTTTATAGTTAATTTCAAAGCTTAATTTTACCTTAACATCATTTTTACTGCCTTGAATGTTACTATAAGTTGTGTATCCCTGAGGTTTTTCATTTTCGCTTAAGTAAATAAGAGTGTTAAATCCTCCATATTTACTATCATACAAAAAGAAATCATCCGTCTTTTCTGAAATTACACAAAGAGAATTTTCCTTAAGATACTCAAAACACTCCTTAATTGTTCCTGTGCTGAGAGACAAATCATTATCCGTTAGAGAGTTGTAATCGAAAAAGGCTATTTTACTACAATTCTCTACTCCAATTACTGACTCACTAACATATGTATGATAGCTAAGTCCATAGTTAACCTCATTATTTGCCATGTGAAAAAGAAATATTGCAATTTTTTATAATACAGCCAGAAATCTCATTAGTATTAGTAGGAAAAACTCTAACTACATTATTAATAAACTCAATTCTAACATCTTCTAGTTCAATAATAAAATCTATTCCCTTATTGATTGGAAACTTTTTATTTACTATGAACTCTTTATCTTTTTTATAATATAGAATAGATAAGTTACAAAAGCTATTATTTTTCCGAGCATACTTACCTAAACTGATGGAATTTACTATACAATCATCGCTAACTAAACTTATTTCATTATCAAAAGTTCCATTAGATAGATAGTTACTGCAAAAATTATTTATAGTATTGCCATCAGGAAAGAGTTTATTATAAGTATCATTTAAATCTAACAGATCTTTATTAGAAATAGATACACTCTCCCTAATAATTTTCTTTTCGTAGTTTTCAATATTATTCTTAATTGTTAGATAATTAGGGTTAGTCTTTTCGAAATATTGCTTTAATGTAGTAGTATTTAGGTAAGTAATAGGATCAATTAAAGAATAACTGTTTTGTTTCGAGTTATATATCTTTAGAATCCCATTAAACCAGAACTTACTTGCTAATCTATTTTTAAGTTCAAAGCAATTTACTATCCTTTCTTCTACGCTCTTAAAGTCTGGATGATTATTAACAGCTACATAATCACCTCCATTAGATTTTGCATATATTAAAGTACCGCCTAAAGGAGAGTCTGATAATTTAATATTTGAATCATTAACCTCTTTATCATTAACTAAAGATATAAACTTCTTACTCATAAACAAAAAATTATTTATACGCGCTCTTGCAATTAATTTCTATTATTTCAGCTAAATCATTGTTAATTACTAGAACGGCATCACTACTAGATTTAAATACGTCAACTTTAATATTCTCTGAAATGTAATAGGATTGTTTATTACCTTCATTTACACTATCTATATCAATTAAAGTTTCGTATAATCTGTGAATATTATTACTACCTACTTCTTTTATATACAGGGTTATTACTCCTAGTTTTTTATTGTCTTTAAGATCAATTACATACTTACTACTATCACCTTCTTTAGTAAACTCGACTGTAGATATTTTATAAGAATTTGTCAAGTTAACTAATTTTTGGTTTAGTGAATCAATGCGTTCTCTATAGTAATTTTCAATATCATTAAGTTTCTTCTGTACATCAGCCTCAGCAGTTGTCATTGTTCCTTTCCAATCATCTACACTAATAGAAAATTTCTCGGGATTATAGGAATTTTCATCACTAGTAGAATATCTGAAAAATGATCTAGCTGTTACAAAGTCAATTAATTCTTGAACTCTGTAAATTTTCTTTTGGTATTCGTAAGTATATTGTCTAAGGAATACTACATCATACTTATTATCATCTTCTGTATCTAATAGTAACAAATCTTTAATCTCAGGAAGCGATCTAGATACTTGAATTAACCCATTATTAATATTACTATTTAATAACTCATCTAATACCTTTTTCCCAGAACTAATATTTTTACTTAGCTCATCTGTAAATTCAAGAGAGTCAGTGTCAGAATTATATCTAATTCCCTCTTTAATAACTCCAATGTCAGATAATCCAAAAAACTCGTTCTGTAATATTGAGGAAAGATCAGTACTAGAGATATATAAAGAGTCGTCATTTAAATCCTTAGAATAATATTGATCCAGACTACTTATCATATTACCTAAGTATATCTCAAATTTATCGCTGGTTTTTGGATTTTCACCTTCCGACTCTAAAATACACTGATAAATTCTTCCATCTATTACTACTAAGTCTCTTATTTCATATTTTACAGAATCATCGTATACAAATATTCCTCGTACACTCTTTCCATTTAATAACATTTTACTCTATTTTTTAATTACACGAAGATTATATTCACCTTGAGAGTTTTTAATATAGATCTGAAAGCCATTATATAGATTAATAAAGAATTCCGTATCCTTTATCTTTCCTTCGCTTTCTTCTAATAACTCTAGGCAAATTACTTCATTATCAATTAAAGAAGTTATCTCCAAGTAATAATCACTAGGCAATAAATTATCATCAAGGCAGAAGTAAATATCACTAATATCACTTCCTCTGTCGTACAAAATATAACCTTCCTTGCTAAATTGGATTCCTGGAGTTTGATCTATTTCTATTAATGTGTTAGATGCTACTGGTTTCATTTCTATAGTAGCTGATTTATACTTAGATTGTTCCTCGCTTAATTTTATAGATAGCTTAGTATTCTCGCCAAAATCACTTTCTACTATATTATTAATCAACGACTCTTTATAAAATCTGCCATCTTTAGTATAGGTTATGTAAATCTCCCCTATATTGTACCTCTTATCTAACCCTAACAAATTAAATGTAACCTCTTTATTGAACGTCTCTGCTATAATTGTTCCTTTACTATTGGCATTACTATATTCAAATGGTATTACTCCTTCTGCTGTCTCTATACTGTCCAATTTAAAGTCAGAGAAATTACCTACACCAATTGAAACATAGCCTAAAGTATCATCATAGTAAATATTAAAGGTTGTAGTACATTTAACTTTCTCAAATACAAAAACAAGATTACCTCCAGCTTCTTTTATTTTCTCTATTGCCTCGTAACTTATTATAACATATTTAACTTCTATTGTATCTCCCTCACTTGTATCCTCATAACCACTTTCAACTCTATAGAACTCCTTGCTTAACTCTACTTCATCAGACAAATAAATCTTACTAAACTCATATTCACCTGCCTCTATTATACTAAATTCTATGTCAGTCTTAGTATTATCATTTAAGAATACACTACCAGGATTTACATCACACTTACTCTCTTCTGGATAAATTGATACTACGATTCCATTTACATCTCCTTCTAGTAAATAAGAAGATTTTAATATCCAGTTGCTAGTTATACTTGGATAATTTCCTATATTATTATTCGTTACTGATAAATACGTCTCTCCTTTAAACTCTACTTCATCTAATTTTGAGTAAGTTATATTAGGAGAGTATTTCTTTTCTAGCTTCTTTCCTCTTAGATAATTTAAAAACCCTGACTCATTATTAGAAACTACACCTAACATTGTTTTACTAGCTGCATCAAAATAGTAGCCGTTTTCTTCCATAATGTTTCTAGTTTCTTTCAATCCTTTATAAAAATCATCGTTTCTTAGTGTGACCTGACTTTTATTTCTTGCAGGGTTAATATCTAATCTCCATGAACTACTAGATATATTTACTGAAGAAGATACTGACTCACTATCTGATGTTATATAAATCCAGATAATCTTTGAGCCGGTAATTTCTTCATTTAATTTTTTCCACTCAGATTCGCTCGTTATTGTAGATGTTGTATCAGGATTAGGTAAATATCCATCATAGTACATCTCTTCTGTATTTCGAGCGTCTTCATAGAGTGGTCCTAGATAAATGCAATACTTCGGCTCCTTAAATTCATGATCTCCTTCTATTTGCTTCAAGATATCATAATCAACAAAGCCTAGTTCACAATTCTTATCTATAATTTCCTCATAAACCTCTATCTTATTTATATACTCACCTGCTTCTAATAAATATAATAGCTGATTGTTTATTTTCATCGAGCCAAAATATTCATAGCTATTTTCTATATCCTGTGTTGATAATGTGGGAAATATAACCTTCTCTAATTTTTCTAACTCTTCTACATCCTTGCCAACTAATTCTCTAGTCTTCTCTGATGCATTTATTATCTTTAAATCACTATTATATTTCCCCTTATCTATATCAAACTTAAAATCATATTCGGAGAGATCTATACTGGGAAATTGAACACTACTTCCATAATATAATACCTTAGTTGACATCGAGGTTTCTAGTATATCTCCCCTTACTTCATCTAAACTTGAAGCTTCTATACCTCTAGGATAAAACTTAGATGTGGCATATTTACTTCCTCCTCCATGTGAATAATATACTACTGTCCTTAATTCACCTAATTTTGAAATATCGTAATTCCCGCTATTCATATATAAATCTCCTGGCTTGTAATATCAAATAATTTATAAGTTAATATCTCAGTACTGGAATAGCTATCTAAATGAGACTTGACTATTAATGTAACAGATCCCTTCATTACTATATCAGAGGAACCTTCACTTTTCCCACTAGCCCCATTGTAATAAAGTAATGAATCTAGAAATGAAACAAAATCTCTTCTGAAACTACTAGGATCATCTACAAATAATGTCTGCTCTAGTACCTCCATATCTTCATTCAACTCTATTACTATGCTATTTGTAGAGTATTTTATATTACTGGCAAAACTTGGTAAATATTTTCCTATATAATCTACTACTAATTTTGTTCCTTTTACACTATAGAATAATCGGATCAAGTAATTAATTATACTTTTATACTCCTCCTCGCTTTGTCCCTCTTTTCGTAATATACATGAGGTTAAAAATTTCTCTACTGGATCTATTATTAACTTTACTTCACTTTCTTTAGACTCCTGAGAAACTTTTTTATATTCCTCTAGCATTCGTAACATTTGATCTACTAGTGGAATGCCTTTTCGAATATGATTAGGTACTCTTATATCTATCACAACTTTTTTATTTAACTGTTCTGAAATTTACATCAATATCAAAGTAAGTAGGGTCAACTGTAATAATCTCTTTTACCTCCTCTGCAGATATCACATTTCCATCGCTACTTTTGAAATTAATTACTAAACTCTTTACTACTTTGACTTCTGATATCTTGGAAATAGCTGACTTAATCTCCTCCTTAATCTCTGAACTTGTCAAATCTACTCCTAATTTTCCACTATACTCTGAGAAAATATTATCTAACTCTTTCTTTACACTATCTCCAGAATTCAAATCATTTAAGCCTAATTCTACCGTAACTGTCGATATTATCCTATTTCCCTGCTTTACATACAAGTCGTCCATAATATAATACGACTTCATATTCTCTCTATATGGCTTGAATAATTCCTCTGGATCTATAATTGGAGTAGTAGAAGGAACATAATATACTGTTACTATATTATTGCTGAAAACTACCTTAGTACTTCCTATCTTAACATAATCAGGATAACTCTCTTCTAATAACCTTCCAATATCACGATTAGATCTTAAAAGTGAATTCAAATATCTATCCCTGTTACTTAAATAATGAATGGACTGTACACTATCCTTCTTTGACGAATCTATTAATAATACTCCATCACTTATTTCTTCTAAGTTGCCTCGAGATGTCAAAAATTCTTCACTAAACTTCTTCATCTCTCCTCCCTTCATTACTATTCTTCGTAACTCAGATGGATTATACTCAGACAATTCAGAATACTTAAACCAATTTGCCTGAACTTTTAAACCTACTTGTAAATCTAATTGAGAAGAAAATGAAGATGACTCGCCTAATATACCAGATACATATAACCTTGACCCAAATGATGTAGTGGTTAAATCATATACACTCTTATTTAATATATGATCACTAAAATTACGAGTCACAGATACATTTTCACCATTTATCTTTACTTGCAAATCATTACTTAAGCCCTCTTCATAACACTCTACAAAATATGGATTGTTCTCTGTAGTCTCCCATTCCTTTGACACTATCTCCTTTGACAATATACCAACTATCGTAACATACTCAGATTCATTGTCAGTTATAGAAGGTGGAACTGATAAAGGACCATACTCTATATTAACTAGCTTAGATGTACGGCCGGAATTAATATCTTCTAAACTCGATGTTGAAGCCGTCGTACCTTTCTCATTTATATATCCTATGTAATGAACCCTAAATGTACTCGACGTTAATATCTCATCGTATAAATTGAAGTTGAAATATCTCATCGGCCGGAACCTAAGCAATACTCTAGGACATTGACCCCTATATACACTGTACATATTATTCATACAATGCTGGATCTTCGAATTTACTAATACCGACTTGTCTATTGAACTCTCTCGACTATATGAAATCTGATCTACTTCATTTATATATGTCGCATTAGCCAATAATTGTACTAGTATCTCTGAACTATCTCCTACTATGTTCAAATTACTAGCTATCCCCCTAAAAGTCGATATGTATTCTTGTAACGTCTTCATAAAAAAATATCTAAATTTTACTTGATATTAAACTCTATCTCACCAGTCTTTATACTATTAACTGTTATCCGTATCTTTACTTTAGTCTCATCTATTACTTCTATACTATCTAACCTTATCGTAACGCCAGACTTAAACCTATCCTGTATATTAGTTATCAATTCATTAACCCTTAAACCTATCTCTGAATATAACTCTGACTTCATAGTATTAGTTAGTACAGAATTAAATCCTATACTCATCCCAGGTATGTCCCCAGGGTAAATGTTTATATACAACTTGAATAAATCTAGTATATACTCTTCTAATTTAGTAGTTATTATACCACTAGCTAACAAATACTTCATATATAATATAATAAATTTTAGTAAAGAAAAGAAAGATAGATAGGTTATTAATTTCTACCTACCTTTCTAATTTCCCCAGCCATTACCTATCTTCCCAGACCTATAATGACTTGTGTGATATAAAATAATAGAAGTTTATATTTCCTTACACTAATATCGCATTTATCTCATCAACTGTAAGAGCCTCTAAAGTATCTCCTATGGCACTAATATGACCTTGTGCATCTACTTTAACAGCTACAAATTTACTAGTAGTCTGAGCAGTAATTGAGTTAGAGTGATTCAATGTATTACCACTCTTAGATAATCCTGTTCCTGCCGCATTAATACCTCCGCCGCTTGTAACTATAGATGCGCTGGTAGGTTTGTTCTTAATATATGCGTCTGAACTTGTATCACTAACATTCCAATCACTCTGAACATTAACCTCTGCCCCTGTCGCTATTCCATTTAATTTCTTCTTGTCTGCAGCGCTTAATAATCCGGCGGCAGATTCAGTAGCGGCAACATAAGTAGTGTTATTATCAGTAAGCTCTATTGTCTTTGCATCTGATTGGTTAAGTAAAAATGTTCCTATCGTAGTACCATTCTGCTTAATCGTAATTGTAGCATTTCCAATAGTAGGCTTATCACTCAAATCATTATAAGAACCTGAGAAAGCTACACTCTTAAGATCTGCAAACCACTTACTAATCTTTCCAAATGATGTACTAATAGTCTCACCTGATGATAAGTTACTTCTACTACCTGCTTGAGAAAAAGTTTGAGTATTAGTAGCAAAGTTCTTAATAGCATTCCATACTGCCGCAGCTGTTGGATATTGAGTCTCTGTACTAGATGAATTTACTGTAGAAGTCCTATTACTAGTTTGCTCTGCACTATCAATCTTATTCTTATAATTAGTCGTGATTCGGAATTTCTTTTTGCTATCAGAATCAGTAAAAAGCTCTATAGTACTTCCATCTCCTAAATAAGAATCAACTAACTCTGATGCGGAAAACCTAATCTCACTATTATCAGCAAGAACTAGTACTATCTCTTTCCTATTTCCATCATAATAACCAGACTTTATAACTTTCTCTGTAGGTAAGTCTAATGTGAAAGTAGTACCATTCTTTCTAGTAGCCGTAATAATTCCCGTATCATTATCCAAAGCTAATCCGGTTATAGTACTAGAAACGTCATTTGCTGTCTGATAATTTCCATCATTAGTTAACTCACTTAATTTAGTAGGTACAGTTATATTAATGATTTTATTACTATCTGGATTAATAGTACTGCCATTTTGTCTGATAGCTACAATATTATTAACCTGTGCACCTGCCTCTATATTATCTAGCTTTGACTTATATTGACTAGTAAAATCCTCAGTAGATAATCCTTTTCCATTAACTTTATCAACTTTAGTATCTAATCTGCCATTTACGTAATCAATATTAGCTTTCTCATCTACAGCAGCTCTAGTAAGGTAAGTCTCTTCTATTACATTACCAGAACCATCAGAAATAGCTCTGTCAGATGTTCCACTATAACTGCTCTCATCAAGCCCAATTACAGTCTTTAGCTTTCCTTTTACATAATTCCATACACTTAGAGCAGTCGTAGCATAAACATTACTCCAAGACCCTAATGAATTTGATGACAATATTTTAGTATCATCAGCCGTAATATCCGACGTGGTAGGTGTTGTGGAACTTGAAGCTAATACGGATAATGCTTCCGCTGCTGTAGATTTTCCAGTTCCTCCCCTCTCTATTGGTAATATTCCCGTCGTTATGTTTTCGGCTGAGTGATTATGGCTGTTATCATTTACACTAACATTACCTTCAGAATCTATAGTAATATCTGTACCTGACTTAACTCCTCCTATCTCTGAACTAGTAGCTACAGGAAGAGTGTAATTATTTGCCCCGGATTCTATACTATTTAACTTAGCCTTGTCATCAGAACTCATTAATCCGGAAACATCAACAGTAGCATCCTCGTATGTAGTATCAGTCAATTCTATCACAGCATCACTAGTCTGATCTAATGTAAATGTAGACTTAACTTCCCCATTCTGCTTAACTGTTACTGCTCCATTTCCTATTATTGGCTTGTTTTTTATATAAGATCCAGCAGTTTCATCTAATTCACTCCAATCCGCTTGTACATTCTGCTCTACTTCTCCTATACTAGAATTTACATAATCCTTTAATTCTTGTACACGAACTAAATTAAGATTATCTCCATTCTTGATAATATTAGATGTAGTAGTTGGGACATAAGCTACTGTGTTATTGTTATATATTACTGAGCTCTTACCAACCTCATCTAACTTAAATCCAAAATTCTTTTCAGATGTTCTTAGAAGTAATGATACTTGTCTATTTTCATTACTCCTACCAAAGAAATAATTACCTTCAGTAGTGTATTTAAAAATATTAAACCTTCTCTCATTACTATATCCACCTCCAAATACTAGTGAGGCATTTTTCATGTCATTGGGATCATTATAGTTTCCAATAATAGTAGCACTAGTTGTAATATTGTTGTTCCACAAACCGCGACCAATCATTGTAATACTGTTTCCCTTATTATTTAATTTACCACCAATCCCTATAAAACTACCAGAAACATTGTAGATCTCAGCACCTACTCCTACAGTAGTATCACTACTACTAACGACTTTAGTTCCTATACCGACACTTCCAAATCCCCTCATACTATTTTGTCTTCCAATGCTAGTAGCAAAAGATGAGCCTACTCCACTACCATAGCCAATTGCAGTAGAGTAATCCATACCTCTTTGACCTATCAATGTACAAACTATTTCTGAAGTTCCATCAATACTAACAAATAGCGATTCTGTATCAACTAGCACTATTGAATAACAAGTTCCTCCAACTACTTCCTTAGTTACTTGTATAATACGACAATGATACGGTAGAGGTTCGCTTGCAATAAATATGTTGAGATAAGTATGAAGTTCGTGACCAGTAGATGGTATACTTCCATAAAACAGCTCTCCTTCAATAACTATGACCGACCTAATTTTAGTATCATTACTGTAATTATTTGTAAATTCTACGTCAGTTCCGTTAATATTTAATATATCTGTTTGTTCGTAAGTAGAGTTGAACGAGTATGTATTTTCCTCGACTCCATTCAAGGTAAAAGAGTACGGATTTACTGTACTTACTGGATAAGCACTAGAGTTTCCACCTATCAGAATATTATTCCCATCTCCTTCATTATTTAGGTCTAGTGCATGATATCCAATAGCAAAAGAATTAGTTCTAGATGAATATGCATTTCTTCCAAAAGCAGGACCAACAGAATTAGGATCACAATTACCTAGTTTAAATTGCTCAATAGAATGGAGTCCGTCAATAAGGTCAGCATTTAAGTTAGTAACGATAGTATTATTCTCCATTCTTTGCTGAGTACTATTTTTCTTACTTAAAAACTCACCTTCTATTTCAGTTTTGGTTAATATTTCAGATTTATCAGCTTTTTCATCTAGCTTACCTGTAATTTTTTCCCATAATTTTTTCAACAGATAACCTAAGCCTTGTTCTTGACTTGATTCTGCTTTAATTGACTTGTTTCCCATGATTTCTTAAGATAATATATTTTAGTTAATGCTTAAACTATTCTCAGAACGCACCAAGTATAAGGATTAACTACAAATATCGTCAATTAATGTATCTATTTCTGTATTAGTAATCCAGTCTAATGCTTCCTCCTTACCACCTAACTCTTGGTATAACGTTTGATTATCTACATATCCCTGCTTAGCTAATAAATCTGAAGTTACAGGATAATAATTACCATAACTAATACTATTAGCAGTTGGAATAAAATTATAATCACAAGAATACCACTTTCTGTTCCAATAAATAAACTCTTTCTTAAATTGTTTATCTATATCAGCCTGGTCTTCTAATGACTCCGTAACTTGATCAGTAGTTCCAGGAGCATAGCCATTGAAATTAACTGTATTCTCCTCTGTTATATCATTACTATTCTTTCCAATTAAGTTTCTAGAATATTGATATGGATCTATAACAAACTCAGTTGACTCACCTAATACAGAAGATTTATCATTACTTGTACCGCTAGGAATTATACTAAAGCTCCCTATTAAAGTAACTCTCTTTCCATTAGTAAAAGAAGTATTACCTATAGGATAGATTCTACAAATTTGATTTCTTGCTTTACTCCCATCACTTCCTACACTATGAAAATATATCACATCGGTATCTGGGTGAATAAATAATGAATGTGGAGCGTCATAACTAACCCCTTCAACATCCTCACTAGATCTTCCAAAATGATAGGGATGTTCTTCACTATAATTAAGACCACTATTACTATCTATAACCTCAATAGAAACTATCTCACTTCCTAATGCCCCTTTTTCTTGGAATCTATCTTTAATTAATTCCCAGAGTTTAGATAATCCACTTTCGTTTAAGTATTTATTATCGCTCATATTTTCTTTTTAGTTAGTATTATTTTTACAGAACGAGCCTAATTGATTCTCTTCTGGATATTGTATTATCTGCTCTTTTATTTTTTCATTGTTTCTAACGTCTCTAGCAAATTTACAGAATTCACAAGAGTTATAAGGGCAGTTTCCATTCTTTACTTTAACTAATTCTTGATAAACTCCATAATTAGGATCAGTCTCTGGTAATACTCCTCCAATATTTACGTAATTATCCCAAATAAGTTGCTTTGTAAAACTCATATATTGCTTAGACTCATCATCAACTTTAATATTTTTACAATTTAAGCAAGATTTTTGAGAAGGAGGAGTCATATTTTCTGGAGTCAATTCTTCTTTAGCCTTTTTTGCATCTTCTATAACTTTAGAATCTTTACAACTAGAAGGAACCTGACCAGTTATAGCTACTAAGATTGTTATACTAGCTATTACACTTTGGATAATTTTTAAAGATTCTGTTACTGCTTCTTTTACTATCTTAGCATCTTCATCTTCCTCATCTAGTTTCTCAATAAAAGGCTCATATTTATCTATAGTTTCTTGTATTTTATCAATTTTAGTACAAATATTTCTAGCTGTTTCGTTAAGGTTTTTCAGATTAATTACAACACTTCCAGGACTAGTACTAACTCCCGTAGGTCCAGTACTAATAGCTGCGTTAGGAATTTGTAATATAGTACTTCCTAATTCACCAGTCTGTTCGATCAAGTCAGTTAAGTCAATTTCCACTTGATTCAAATCTTTTTTAATCTCATTCTTTTTATCAGACATAGATTTTTTAAGATTTTCCTCAGTATCTTTTTTAACATCGGCTACCCTCTCATTTCCTTTCATCATTATACCTTTCATCTTCTCCCTAGCCGCAGCATGTTCATCTTCTGCCTCTTTGATTTTTGGATTCTCTTCTGTTTTTACCTTTTCTTTATCGTTTTCAGAAAGTTTATTAATATTTTCCTCTTCTTTTTTCTTTTTCTCTTCTTTCCTTTTCTTATAATTATTTATGAAATCGGTAACTGTCTTCACTACATCATCTTCACTAGGAATAAGCTCATCCGGAATAGAAGTCTTTTTCACAATATCCTTAATAAAAATGTCATAAAGATTTTCAGCAAGAGAGTCTATAGCTTTTTTCAGATTTTCATTCATTACCTTTCTTATTTTTAGATATTATAGTTTTTCCACAATGAGGCTGACCTGTATATGGACAAATAGGGATACAATTAAATGGACCACTCATATCTTCACTAGGTACAACAATGCCATCTAGATTAACATTATTACCTTTTATATCAATATTAACTCCATCTAATTCAATATTTTCTCCCTCTACTTTCACATTAACTCCCTTAACATCTATTTTATTGAAGGAGCTTATTTCTATATTTCCATCATTTTTTATTTTGATGTAAGAGTCTGGTACTGGTCTATAAGCATCAGGGTATTTGTCATTAGGGTTAAAAATTCCTATAGATATTTCCTCCTCAGTTATATCAATCATCTTTCCCCTACTTCTAATACCTACAAAACCATTCTCCATCAGTTTCTCATAAATCCAGTAAGAGTGAAATTCAGGATCTAAACTTGACAATAATACCCTATCTCCTACCTGCGGATCATCATTGCCTGTTCTCTTTGGATATGCTTTTATTCCTTCTATTATTCCAGGTATATCACAAACTACTTCCTGATACTCCTTGCTCTTCTCATTCAATAGTCCATAAGGGTCATTTTCAATATAAGAAACTACTCCTATAAAATACTCAATATTATTAGAAACTGCCATAAATATAAACTTCTATTTTAATCCTTGCTCCACTCGCCTTCTTCTACTCCTATTAATTTAGTATTCCATGAAAATTTTAAACCAATCTCATCAACCTTATTACTCTCCTCCGTTGAATAGAATAACTCATTTGATGCTACTATATATTTGTTGAAGGGATATTTAATCTTAGTCTTGTCAAAATTCTCATACTTAACTAAATCTCCTAGTCTGTAAGTAGGCATTATTGGTCCTGAAATAATAACATCCGAAAATCCTCCACTAGTTAAAAGATTAGTGTTCTTCTCAGTATTAATCATCATCTCTTCAAAACTTTTACCTACTATGTGATAATTCTCAAAATCCATTATTATCCTAGAATTTTCAGGCTCCTCTTTATAATGATCTAGTATGGTTGTGCTCTCTTCATCTTTATTAATACTAGATTGAAATGGTAAAAAAGGCTCGTGATTTAATGTACTGCTATATTTTAATTTCGGAGAGGTCTTGTTATTCATTATAGATCCTCCTACTATCTCATAATCTACAGTCCCATTTCCTTTACTACCCATCACATCCTTTATAATTAACCCATCCCAGCCATAACCATATACTGTGTTATACTTAAATGACCTAATTAATCTCTTGTTCAGTTCATAATCAGTCTCACACATTTGATATATTACAGGAGGATCTTTCATTATTCCACTAGATACTTTAATATTTATAGGACCTGGATACGTATTTATTATCGCCGACTCAACTCCATCTCTGTATATTAATGACTTCCTATCTGTATAAAACCTCTTATCCTCTATACATGCAAAACTTATCACTAACATATTATTAAAGTGATTTCGGCAGGTAATATGGAACGGAATTTTAAACTGATTTCCCCCATTTTCTTCATCTGTTATCAATATCTCTCCTGATGTCACTTTCGTTATAAACTCTAATGACTCGTTTGATCCATCGTTCCAAAATTCTGCCGTCCCCGTTGGTAATTCTCCTCCTAACTTCTCAAATAATGTTATATAGGTTAATCTCCAATATCCAGAATTTGTAAACGGCCGAACTTCTATACTAAAATTCCTAGGCGTCCTTATTGCTGACATCTATTATTTTCCCTCCTTTCTTAGTACCCATGAGCAGATCGAACTATAGAATCTTATTGCAATTCTCTCATGGGCTATTTTCTTATTTAATCTTTGACAGTATATTATCTAACGTAGTCTTAGATATTAACTTCAATCTATTACCTCGCTTATATGTATCTAAACCTGGCGGACACTGTACTAATAATAATCCTAAATATTTACTAGATCCATAAAAATCCTTGGCTATTAGATCTGGACGATACTCATATACAGTTATCTCATAGGTCTCGTTATATAAATTTGGATCTGATATTGCCGTTAATAACACAGAATTATATACATCACTGCCTTCTATATAATTACTCAGATCTTCAAATTCCGAGTTCAATGTTTTACTTCTTCTGTACATTTTTATCCTTTATCCTTTCCAGTTAATCCTCCTAAACCAATCCCTGCTGCACCAGTTCCTGCACCAATACCTCCACCTATTCCTAATGCTGATAAATTAGTTTCCTTATTCTTATCCTTAGTACCTTTATCCTCACTCTTCTTAGGTGTAGGTGGTTTATATAATCCCGTCTTGTAGCTATTTTCTATGTTAGCCAATTTTCCTAGCATTGTATCGTGTGTAATAACCTTGTCATATGTTCTACCTGCTCCTGCTGCAAACTTCTTCAAACTTACATCTGAATATTTTGTGGCAGGTTTTAATACTAGGTTGACGTCACAATATAATGGACTAAATAATACATCTCCACCTCCTACTCCTGATATAGCTGATCTAGAGGAGTTGCTAAGATTTTTTCCATATAAAACTGGATTTTTTACCATTTGCTTAGAATAACTGAAGCTGGCATTACTTATTACTAGATTTCTCAGTTCATAAAAAGGACCTAATCTAAGCAATAAAGTTCCAAATTGAGTACTATCTACATTTCTAACATCTGCCTTAAAACCACCAGGAGGAAGTTGCCATGAAATAAGCTCTTTGACATTACTAATACCTTTGCTTATATCAATACCAGAAGCGTCTTTAGTAGTATCAACAATTTTATTCACTAGTGCTCCAAGTTTATTAGAAGTATCAGTATAATCCTCGCTAACGTTTTTAAATTCACCTACTACATACGGATAAATTTCTTCAACTTGATCAATAACTGATTTAAATACCCATCTATCACCTTCTTTACGCCATTCAGGAAATATAGTAAATCTCATTCCTAAATTAGAGAACTCAAGACCAGTACCATTATAATAAGAGAATCTAGCTCCCTGTACTACAAGAGATCTATTTAGGTAATCTTGAATATCTTCTCCTGCATTTTTAAGATCTACTGTTAACTGCTTTAAGAAACTAGAACTATAATGACTATCTACTAAATTATTTTCTTCAGGTGTCATATTATTCTGAGCTTCTTCCATATCAGATAGAGTATTAACGATTTTATTGGCAAATGGAGCAAGTGGTTTAAACTCATTCCATACATTACCAAAAATATCTCCTCCAAAATCTGTCCACTCATTAACAATAGTAACATTAAAATCCTCAGCTAAAATACTTCTACAGATTGGATACTTTGAATAGCCATAGTTAGCCCTAGAAGGAGAACTATATACGTTATTATGTTCTCTTTCATCTAGTAACAAGTCTCTTTCTGGTATACTCATCCATTCAGGTCCATAAATTTTCTGATCGCCTTCTATAGTTCGTTGAGTTTCTGTATCATAAGTAGTGTAAGTATATCTGCAAGCATTAGGATGAAGAGAACAGCAAGTTATCGGGTTTTTTAGATCATTGTCATAGTACCACCCATGTTTATTATTACTAACTTTCATAAAATTTAACTTGTTTTGCTACGGATTACCTCTTTTTTTGCTAAATGAGTTGCCACACTTTTAGAACCATTAGAATTATTAATAGCATCTACTTGAGCGGCTGCAACTTCTGTATTAACTCTAGCTATCTCATTACCGTAATCTAGCTTAGAACTAATATTAACTAGATTATTATTCATGCTAACTAAGATGTCAGTATTAGAAACGTTATCAATATTACTAACAGTTCTTGCTACGTCTGTTGAGCTGCTTGATTGACTACTAGAATTTCCACCTTTATTAACTGATATGCTAGTAGGGTTTACATTATTAGAGTAAGTAAATTGAGGGGATCCACCATTAGAATCTTCATTATATACTTGAATAGCCTTTAGTGCATGATGACCTCGACCATTAGTTCTATCGTACATTCCTTCACTCCATCTTTTCCAACCCATATTATCTACAGTTGCTAGTTTATCAGTAGTACCATTTTCATACCCTCTTAACGTAGCATCGGCAGCATCTTCTACAGTTTGCTTTTCTTTTAGTACTTTTAAGAATGTTTTCCTATCATTTTTAATTTCCCATGCAACAGCTCTTAATTGGTCTTCAAATCCAAAATCTTCTATCTTTGTTCCCTTAGTCTTTGAAGTTTCTTGTAAGTAGCTAAGAATTTTATCTTTTCTCTCCTTATGTGTCCAGTGAGGTAATCCAGCTCCGTAATAATTTTTGTCTACATTAGGATTTCCACCTGCTTTCTCATCTTTATTAATAGATTCTGGATTCAAGTGAGATTCTGCATATAAACAACCTACAATACCGGCGGCTTGTACATCATTAATTCCCAGCTCTTTTTTCAAGTAATCTATAGCCTTAGTCATTCTATCTGTATTGACGTATCTATTACTGATAATTGATCCTTTTCCATTAGTTTGATTGCTAGGAGAACTTGAGCTGCTAGATGATGATGAAGAAGATCCGCCGTAGTAATAATTATCGTCACCCTCTTTTGGCTTACCGTTCTTTACCCAATTATTAAGGTTCTGTTTCATGTTATATGCACCAGCCTCAGCATTAGCAGCAGCCTCTTTTCCTTTTTCTATTAATGCATCTTTTACTTTATTACCATATTCCTTAGCTGCATTAGTAACATTTCCAACAACTTCTCCAATAGCCTCCTTAGATCTCTGTGCTCTTTCATTTTTCTCTGAATTTGCTTCTCTTAATTGATCTCTAGACTCTTTTTCAGCTACCATATTGTTGTAATCTTCCCAAGTTTCAGCCTGTGTTTTTCCTCCAGTAATATAGATTTCCTTAGAACCACTCATTCCTAGTAGATTCTGTTCAAGTCCAGTAAAGAAGTCAGCATTATCAGTAGAGGCATCATATTGTCCAGATAATCTCTTGTTAATTTCCTGGACCATTGCATAATTAATTTCGTAAAGATGATATACGTCCTTTCCGCCTGCTTCTTTTGGTGGAACTCGTCTAATCTCTGTAGTATATTCAGATGCGAAGTTTGCAAATTTACTATAATCTGCACCAATCAATCTATTAATAAAGCTAGATTCTGACTTATCTCTTAATCTACTTTCTTTAATAGCTACCGCAGATTCATTGAAATTATCTATAGTATTATCTGCAGTATAATATGCCATTGTGCCTACTCCAGCAGCCTTTTTAGCAACATTACCTGCCGTCTTAATTTTACCAATACCTTTAGCTGTTGCACTTCTAGCTGCTGCCGCTGCTCTAGCTCCTTTAATTTTCTTTACTGTACCACCAACAAAATTAGCAACTTTACTTGAATTTGAAGCAACTTTAGCAGCTACTCCTACTGATCCTAATCCAGCAGTTACAGTAGATAATGCCGCCGTAACTCCAAGATCACCAACAAAACCTACACCTTCAGCATACTCAGCGTGATATTGAGTTTCGTATATTGCCTTATCTAATTCTCTTTGCTTAGCTGACTTTTTAACTGCTACTACCCTAAAGAATGCATCACGAACCATCTTCTGTCTCTTGAAATTCGCAACCTCTTTAGCAGAAAATAGACTGTCAACTAATGAAGTAGGAACAGCAACATATTCTCTATTTCTGGCAGCATTTTGTAAGTCAATCATAGTAGCAGCCATTTGATTAGTTTTTACATGACCTTTTTGAGCATCACTAATCAATCTAGTAATATCTGATCCTAATCCGACACTATACTCATTTGAATTCTTATTGTACATGCCTTCAAAGAATCTACCACTACTATTTCCAGCTAAGTGAGAACCAACACCTATCGTAGTATCAACCATTTCACCACTATCTGTTCTAAAGCTACCTCCATTACGATAAGATTGAGTGGAAAATTCTCTAGAAGCCTCAGCCCTACCTTCATTAGCAATCTTAGTTCCAGTAGAGTTGGCTAAACCTTTACTTCCCGTAAATGCTGCACTAATAATACCACCAATATAATTAGCAATATTTCCTAATGAATCAGCAACATTTAATCCTACCTTTGGTTTGTCAGATAAGGCTTTTTCAACTGCATTCTTTCTATCTGCAATGAGATCCTCGAAGTACATTTTAACAGTTCCAAATACTCCGCCACCATCTTTACCACTTCCATCTCCAACAAACAACTTCTTTAAGGCAACGTAAGCATTCTCATCTTCATCAGTACCACCTAGAAGTTTAATTACGTGTTTATGGAATCTAGATTTTCCAGGATCATCACTAAAAATACCTAAATAATCCGCAAAGCCTCTAATATTTCTTTCAATTTTGGCTACCGTTGTTAATATCTTCTTCCAGTTAGCAGATAATACACCAAGTCCGAAAATTAATAATATAGACTTAATTTGAGATCCGATAGTAGAACCAATTCTCTTTGGATCAATTTTTTCTCCAAATGATTTAGCATAATCCTCTATCTTTTTAATTACTTTATTAGCAGATCTAGTCAAAGACCATTCTCTCCTAATATACTCTTGATCTCTTTTCTGGGCCTCCTCACTTTGTTTAGCTAGGGCAGCATTCATCCAATTTCTGAACTTACCCATACTATCCTCTTGTGGCTTATTAAATTGAAGTGGCCTACCTTGAATCGGTCCTCCAATATTAGCAGGGACAGTAACATTATTATTAGTAGTATAGTTATTATTTATTACTACATTTTGAGGAGTAACTTGTTGATTTTGTGATCTAATAGTTTTCGGTTGACCTACTCCAAATTTTCCTAGAACAGCTTGAGTAGCAGGATTAACTACTAATGGTCTTCCTTGAACTGGACCACCTTGATTAGCTTGGGATGTCATTGCAGCCATTGCACCTGCCTGAGCTAATATATTCCTTTGAGCACTTAGATTATTAGCCTCTGCCCTAGCAACATTTAAATTTTGTCGCTGCTCTGCTTGAATTGCCATAAGCTGTTGTTGCGCAGCTTGTAATCCAGCATAATCATTTCCATTAGCAGCTTTACCAGAAATTATCTGATTTGTCCTGTTATCTAATTCGTTCTGACCCTGACTCATCTCAAATTATTGTTTTTAAGAAATTGTAAAGCTCTCTCTTCGCTACTCATCTTCTTTCTTTTGTCTTCATAGTACTCTTCTTTTGCCTCAGGTTTTTCAGATCTATTTACTTTTCCCGTTTCTTTATTAACTATGCGCTCCTTAAACTCTTCACGCTCTTCATCATCGAGTCTGTGAATGTTCATACCTCCTACCTTGGCACCTTTAGTACCTCCAAAATTAGACATAGGGAAATCTGGATCACTACCTTCTGACTTCTCCATAAAATCTTCATAGCAATTCTTGAGCTCTAATAATGTCTTAAATGTATAATGTTCAATATTATCTACTTTCAAAAACTTATTTAAAAAGAATTTTAGATCCATTAATTGGGCAATTGTCACAGATATCTCGAAAGAAATCGACAATAAGTGAATTTACGCTTACTGTCATTACCCTCCTTTCTTCTGTATTACCTTCTTTATTACAACTCGGACAACTTACTTTAATCGGATCTAATCTGTCAAAATATAATTCTTTTAATGCAATAAGTAATGTAATATCTTCGTGTGTTGCATTTAAAACATCTTTCTGTATTGCATTACCTTGTGTAGAAAAGTCACCTATTATAGACATCGTTTTAATAATATCTAAGTCATTCACAGATTTATGTCTCTGTACAGTGCCTAATACTTCTAAAAAATCCTTAACTGTAGGAACTTTTGTATCATATTCATTTCCACACAACTCAATTCTAGCTCCATTCATTAAGTTTGGATCTATCTGATTAAATTGTATATCTTTATCTAGTGAAATCCTCTTTCTAATAGACTTTCCACAATTAGAACAGTTTACAGTGAGATTATATGTCATGTCACTAGATACAGATATTAACTTTTTATAGAAAATTAAAAAATCTAAGTCCATTACATAACAATTATTGATGTTACTATCCTCAGCTATCAATAATTTAATATCATATATATACTTCTCTATCTTACCCTCAGGAACAGACTCCATATATTTAACCATATCTAAAAATGACATGGGTTTAATACTAATACTAGGGAAATCATATCCATAACCTCCGCTAGGTAATTGACTTACTAAAATTTCCATAACAAAAACTATCTATTATTTTACTTCCTTAACTTAATTTAAGAGAGGAAAGGAAGAGTAATTTATATACTACCCCTCCTTATAATTCTCCCTTTATTTAATTATTATACATTTAAGAATTCACGAGAGTAATGTTCAAATGCCATACTTACTTGTACATCTGATCTATCTGAACCATCTGCATCAATACCACTCTCGTCTAATGGAGCATCTACCAAACTGCAATTATAAAACTCTAAGTGTCTAACATCAACACGAGATGAATTAAGAATAAACATCTCACAGTCACATACTAAATCCTCTTTTCTAAATGAGTACTTAGTATCTCTATCTGCTACCTTCTGCTTCCAATCATCTACAAAGAATGAAATAGCTTGATCTTCCCTGTCAATGAATGAGAGTGCCAAGCTTCCTGCAGTAGATTGTCCCGTCTGTTGTCTAATTACGTAGTTACCTCGCATTCTCTTCTCAAATCCATTAACACTACTATCTGTTGCAATATTTACTGTATTCAATCGCTTGTGAATAATATCATCTCCTGGATAGTATGCTAATTTTGGAGGATTTACAAAGTCAAATTGCCACAAATCACCTCTTAGAAACTCTTTATTGTTCTCTCTATATGACTCATGGTAATCTACAAACTTCATATGCATGTCACTAGATCTGACCAAACTAGTAACAGTGTTCGATTTCTTTGCCATAACTGTTAAAAAATTTATTAATAAGTGTTATAATTAATTGTAATATCTAACTCAATATCATTATCTATTAAGTCATTTACCTTCGTCTCAATACCAATCTTTAACGAATTTGTATTTTGTGTAGGACTAAATTCTGTAATATTAATGTCATCTACTATCGAAAATGAATTCTTTATATTACTCATTATAGACGACAATATATCCCTAGTCTTGCCTACATAATTAGTTGACAGTAATCTCCACTTGTTCTTATCTAACTCTCTGAAAATTTTACTAATAACAAATCTCATCCAAATTGTAGTAGTATAATCTGAACCATTAAAGTATTTCTTATAATAGTACATGTGATTATTATTTGTCAGAAAATTGCTCTTGTACTTCTCAAATTGTCCCTCTATTTTCTGATACTCGTAGGGATCATTATCATTTATGCTAGATGTATAAAGTATTCTGTTCTCCGATTCCCCAAACTTATTATATAAAATGCTCTTTAAGAATAAATAATATCCAGGTCTCTTTATTCTTCCACTAATTAACATAGATCGATGAAAATATACTAACCAATTTTCTTTATCCTTGTTATAGTTGAATATATAATCCCCTCCATTTTTGATTATCGATATTACAGGCCTATTGATTAAAATTTTCATTACTCCGTTCAATATAGTAGAGTACATGTCTAAACTAGGAACATAATATACTACTCCAGACTTACCATCCTCTGTTGACGGAATCCTATCTACTGTCTCTATTTTATCTGCAGGCTGTCCAATATTCTCTATTAAAAATTGACACTTATTATTTTTAGCGTATTTTAAAAAAGTTTCGTAAATCTCGTAGTATCCAATATATTTATTCGTCTTATTAATGTCGAAATATTTATACTTATTCGGTACTAAAAAGAAATCTATATTAGCTGACGTAGATGACTCATTAAATATAGAATCTAAAGACTTCAAATACATGTCAGGACTATATAGCTCCTTCTTTGCTCCCGTTAACTTATATTCCCCACTATAATCTAACTTTGTATCTAAACTTGCACCAAATTCACAATAAACTAGCTTGGACTCCTTAGATATTTTATAATCTAACCTCTCCTCTCCTAACTTATCACTACTTAACGGCCCTTCAAATACTTCACTATATCCGTACCTGGTTATAACTATTCTACATCTATTGGCCTCTGAACTTGAATACTCTACTTTTACTTTTATTTTAGAACTTTCATCTACCTCTGAACCTACTCCAATGGTCTTACTATAAAACCTAATCCCTGACTCCTTATTGCCTATAAAATAATTACTTAATATTTTATCAGATATCTCCTTACTTGGTCGAACATATATAGAAATGTTATCTAAATTATAATACTTTCTCACAGGTATTACTACATCTGATACAGCTATTAACTTAGATTGGCCATTTTCATCTTTTTCCCTCCTAATAAAATACCCAATATCACTCAATGAATCTACAAATTGATCAAAATTATTAATATCTATCTTCGAAATATAATAATCTTCTTTAACTGAATTCTGCCAACTAGTATCTCCATTAAATACATACAAGTAATTATCATATACTAACTCACCATTAACTTCACGAACATTCTTTACTGATGGAACTACTATATACCCAGACTCAGTATTAATTTCTGTAAAAGGTGAGTATAAATGGTAAATGTCTATAGCAAATGTCTGTGTACCCTCTTCTAACTTACTTGAATCTACGTATTTTAAGTATGATTCATTCAGTTTTATTTCAGGCACATCATCAAATCGAGTAAAATCTAAACTCTTGTCTAATTGAGGGTGAACTTCCTTTATTATACTTCTATTATTAAAAATCAATAACGTATCCCTATTACTTAATGAACTTGATAACTTTTCTACATTTTGAGGAAGATTACTAACTCCCATAAAACTGTAAAATCCATCGTTTTCAATATCTGTCCATATGTAAATCTCAGAATCACCTTCCAACTTGTATTTAGATATTCCTCCTAATTCACTTAACACTTTCTCAAAATCAGGAAGTCTATGTCTAGGTATCGGATTTTCTTCATTTATTACTACTCGATCCCCTATCTCATTCTCCCTAATTCCATAAAACTTCTTATTTTCATCTAACGCATAGAAATTAGAACCGCCGTCTACAACCCTGATAATACAATTACTAGAGTCATTTTTCAGCAGCTCTAATATCTTTACGTCTTCAGAATATAAAGTAATATTCGTATAATCAAAGAAATTAGAGTAGTCAATATAGTCCTCTGATTTATAGTCTTTAGTTGATATAGGCTTGTACAAATATAAAGTAACTCTAGATGATAGTAACTCTCTAAAGTAACTATAAGAACTAAACTCCTTGCCAAACCATGAATCTAACTCCTCAATAGTCCTAACATATACCGGCTTTTCATACGACATTCCGGAATCTACTACTTCAGATAATATCATCCAGTCATTTATACCACTAGAATTATTCCTGTACAATTCTATATTTCCTAAATTTACATACATATATCACCTATATTTTTACTTAATCTAATTCTTCTGTCCCGTTTTTATCAATTCTCCAAGGCCATCTCCAATAAGTAACATTCTTTTCAATGTCATCTTGCGTAGTATACTCTTCAAATACTAACCATCCCTCTTGCTTAAAATCAGATACCCAATTAGTGCCATTCCAATATGCAATGTGTCCTAATTCTCTTTCTACTAACATAATATCTCCTTCTTTCAGATCTAATGGTTGATATCCGAAACCATACTGATACCATCCTCTCTGATTCAAAGTACCTCTCAAATATGTAGCAGTCATATTCTTCAGCTCTTCTTCAGTATAATTTAATCCTTGGCGTTCAGATAATCCTCCTAATCCTCCTGCTCTTAGAATATTAAATACCGAAGATCTAGCGAATCCAGTACTCTCTAGACTAGTAACTTCTAGGGATGCTATATTTGATTGATTAGTAAACAATGGCTGTACTACCTCTTTAATTTTTAGTATTACTGATGGATATTGATAACCGTCTTCAGGTAATGGCGAAATATCTACAGTACAAATATCACTATCTGCATCTGGCTCATCTGGATCTGTATCTTCTGAATATTTCTTCGGCCATCTCCAATATGAAACCTTAGAATTTATTTCTTCAGTAGACTTTAAATCATCAAATACCATCCATCCTTCTTGTTTAAAGTCAGATATCCAATTCAACCCATTCCAATATGCAATGTGTCCTAATTTATGATCTATTATCATCAAATCACCTTGCTCTAATGTATGAACTGTTTCTGAAATATTATCAGGCGGGAACCCATTAGCAAACATGTACCATCCATTCTCAGGTAATGAATCAAGAAGGTATTTGACTGTTGGCATTTCCTTCTCAATATCATTATACATCAATGCCTCATTCTTAGTTAACCCTCCTGCCTCATATATTTTCCATACAGCAGGAATAGATTTACCTGTACTTTTATTATTTACTATATTATTGGAGAATTCATTAGATTTATTGACATTTAGTATTTCTGTAGTTTCTCTTTCAACGTATTCAAATGAAGGATATTCATAACCAGCAGGTGGGAACATATCTACTCCAGCATTGTCACAAATCTCACTATCCGGAGTAACAGTCTCATCCTTCATAATTGGAATCTCATCATCTTCTATTAACTCTCCATTGTATATCCTTCTAGGCCATCTCCAATATGAAACCTTAGAGTCTATTTCACTTACAGTATTAATGTCTTTAAATACTAACCATCCTTCTTGCTTAAAGTCAGATACCCAAGTTATACCATTCCAATATGCAATATGTCCTAATGCAGAGTGATCGATTAACATAATATCTCCCTCTTCTAGTCGATACAAACAACTAGGATCAGTAGGTGGATATCCTTTTGCAAATTCATACCATCCATATTGAGTCAAGTGTGTCTTCAAACACTCGAATGTTACACCTTTTAACTCATCATTGCTCAAGCCTATATTCAACAGTCCACCAGCTCTTAGGAAATTTAATACATATTCAACTGCATGTCCTGTACTATTCTCTCCAAGAATCTTATAAGACTGTTTATTGGCCTTGATGACATTCAAAATCTCTTCCACTACAACAGTTTCATGCTCTACAATAGGATAGTCATACTCCTCTGGTGGGAATATATATCTATTATCATCACAGATTTCACTTGTTTTAGGACTATCTTCTTCAATAATAGGTAAGTCTTCTAATTCCACATAGTCAGGCATTTTCTTCTTCGGCCATCTCCAATATGTAACTATACTCTCTACTTCCTCTGGCTTATACACATCACTAAATATCATCCATCCTTCTTGCTTAAAGTCAGATATCCAATTAGTGCCATTCCAGTATGCAACATGTCCTAGTTCACTGCCTGAGATTCCATCAATTACCATGATATCACCTTCTTCAATATCTTCCGGAACATATCCTTTACCTATCAAATACCAACCTATATCTGGTAATAAGTCATATAAAGTGCGAGCAATAATAATTCCATTTGAGGTATCTATTAGTGCTTCTTTATCACTTAATCCTCCTGCCTCTAACACATTAAAGACAGATGATACAGCATAACCGTGACCAATACTGTTATTTATAGTAGCTTTAGAGAAGTCACTTGCCATTTTAACATCTAACTCTTCGCTAACTTCTTTTATCGTAGGCAATGGTAATACTGGATATTCATAGTCAATAGTAGGATTTAAATTAACAGATGTATTTGAAGGACTACTTTCTCTTATGAAGATACTAGGTTCAGTCGATGGATTTGATACATCTAATATCAATTCACCATTATAAATTCTCTTAGGCCATCTCCAATAAGTATAGCACCTTTTATACCATCTTTCTACACCTCCATAACCTAAATTCTCAAATACTCTCCAATTATCGCCTTGATTAAAGTCAGATGCCCAATACTCTCCCGTCCAAATTGCAACATGTCCAAATGAATATTCAGGTAAGCCACTTATTACCATTATATCTCCAGGCTGTAATAAGTTAACTGGAGGATAGCTGCTACCTATATTATACCAACCATATTGAGGTAAAGTATTTCTCCACTCCTTAGCTAGCGTAAACTCATATGATTTATTAATACTTAATGTACCATTTTTCAATATATCACGCATAGTACTAGAAGCAGTTCCTTTACTCTCACTTACTCCTTCAATATTTGACTGTATGAAACTAATAGCAGCATCTACATTAAATACCTCTGATACATCCTTTATTTTTGTTTCATCACTCTCTTCATCCTCTTCATTTTCTGATTTCAATAAAGGAGATACTGCACCCTCTGGAATAAGCTCTTCAAACATATAGTCACAAATATCACTATCTGAACCTCCTACTGCATCTTCTATTAACTCTCCATCGTATATCCTTCTAGGCCATCTCCAATATGTATAACAATCTCTGACTACACTTAATTCTGTCCAAACATCAGCAGCTCTTAACCATCCTTCTTGAACATTCTCTGATATCCAACTTATTCCATTAAAATAAGCAACATATCCTAAATCTTCTACAGCTTGACCAAAATGAATAGCTTTTACACACATTAAATCTCCTGCCTGTATATCTGCTGGAGGATAACCACAACCTATCTTATACCAACTTGTATTAGATAACTTGTCACTCCATTCCCTAGATAATGTATAAATAAAGTCTTCTCCTTCTACTAATCCACCTAAAGTTAACATCTCACTTACAGCACGTGCAGCTTTTTCGTTAACTAGGTCATTCTCGCTCTTAGTAGATACAAACTCATTTATCTTATCTACATCCAATATTCTAACACTATCATCAAATGGCTTATAATTATTGAGGGACATGAGAGATGTAAATCCTTCTGGCTCTAATGGATCAATAAACTTACCTGATGCCGAACTATCTTTACTACTTAACTCAGCTGGAATAACTTCTGTCTCTACTATATCAAAGCTCATAAATCTCTTTTCACCATCGATAACTCTCTTCGGCCATCTCCAATATGTAACAGTATTCTTGTCCAGTGTTCCATTAATTATCTCCTCTATTACATCAGAGTATACAACTGAATTGGCTTGCTTAAAATCAGATACCCACGACTTTCCTTCCGTTCCAGTACGATCAGGTAGATATATACAAATATGACCGTAAGAGTGACTATTTGCAGGCTTACAGTGACATAAATCTCCAGGCTCTAATTCTAATGACTTCTCTCCTGCAAGACCTTCTCCTAAGTAAATCCAGCCAAAATCTTCCAAAAACTTACCCGGCTTATTATCTCCATAAGAATGTTCAGGACAATATACCCAGTTATAAGCATCTCTAGGTTGTTTTGGATGACTTACTCCTACACCTAATCCTCCTGCAATTAATATCTCTGAAGTACCATATCCACACTTTCCACACTTATCCTTATCGTACAAAGGTTGCATATTACTTGCTCTCTTATATACGGTAGTGTCAATATTAAAGACTTCTAAATCATCTAAGTTAATTCCATTAGGCAGCTTTCTAGGTACTTTATTTGAATACCCTTCTACACCTTCTCCATCAAAATACCCATCTATATTTCTAGTTACTTCATGTCCAACTAAATATTCACCACTATCGACAATTTCTAATAATTCATCTAATGTTAAGTCTTTGTATAAGTCAATATCACCTGTACCCGCTCCCCAATCTGCCAAATAATACTCCTCTGGCTCAATAACGGAATTGTACGGAACCTCTATTTCATCTATTTCTCCTACAATTGACATAGATAGAGATACATCAGGCGCAGATCCATCAATATCTCCAGTATATTCCTCCCCAAATTCCTTCAATACTGTCAAGAAATTAAACTTTCTTATAGTACCATATTGCGGAGTCATTACATATATCTTAACATTAAATGCTATATTTTTATAATAAGAAACACAAACACTAGATTTATCAACTGCAGTAGGATACATTGGCATATTCTTACTTTCATAATATTCTGCAGTATGTGGAACTGAGTTATATATAGAAACTTCAGCACACTTTTCAAAATACAACTTCCAAGACTTATATGAATCATCCGCAATAGTAAGGAATAACTCGTTCATATTCTCCATACTTATAGGAAAATTCACCTCTCCTGAATATAATTGTATTTGCTTAGAAGATAATCTAGCTTTTTGTAAATTAAAAGATGTAAACGGAATCCAACTGCTGTAATTAGTCGCTACTCCATGATGTTTTAGATTGTGTAAATTTATCTCATTTATACAAGGAAGAAATGAATACCCTCCATTACCTACAACCTCATCAGTAGAAACATAAGGAGTTAATATCACTTCCCAATAACTAGTAACGTCTAATGATTGAACTCCTCTATTAGCAATTCCAGTAGTACCAAATTTACTAGGTGTTGTAATATATGGAGAATTTTTTAATAGTTCTTTCAAGTCATTTATTGAAGATCCCCTATTCAAACTGTCACTTTTAATACATAAATCCTGTAATGTAGTCTGAACAGCTGGGCAACTCCAAAAATCCTCAAAGAAATTCCTAGTAGTATAAGTAGCTTTTAATTTATTCTCCTCGTCAACCTCTTTATCTAGCTTATCTATCTTTGCCCTACTTCCAGATTTATTACTACTATTGGACGGCTTAGGAGAAATAACTACTTCTTCATAATCTGACTTACCTACTAAAACCTCTAACTCTGAAGTATTAAAGAACTTATCAAACTCCTCTTCACCCTTTTTTACTAGTTCATTGGCACCTTTCATTATCCCCTTATTTACACTATCTCTCAGGGGCTTATTCAAAGGCATCATCTTCTTTGTAGCTAGTCCAGTATATTTTGATACTCCTGATAGAACACTTTCCTTTATATGCTTCTTTACATCCTCTTTTGCATCTTTTATTGTGTTTACAGCAAACTCATTAAGTGTCTTGCCAGCTTCTTTCTCTCCACTCGCAATACCAACTATAGTATTTGCAAGGGAGTTTAGATATTTATTATTTCCAGGCAACGTTATATCACCCGTAACCTTATTTCTCTCTATTAACTTTTTTTCTACTAGTATTTCTAATGTTAACTCAGTTGCAGCTTTTCGTAATGACCAGGGACCATCTTCTTTCTTCTTTTCTTCTTTTTTCTTCTCCTCCTCTAGTAATACAAGAACTTTTTTATTAAATGCATCTTCTACGTTTATATACCCCTTATTTGAATTGTTAGGTAAATTGTAGTTCTCCTCAAAGTGATTGCCTCCCTTCCGATTGTCAAAAAGAATGTCTCCCGATCTTCCTCCAATTACATCAACATTTAATACTTTGTCTAACTCTTTTAAATATTCTTCTACTCTGGCTGGCGATATCTTAGAAGTATTTAAGTAAGAAGATGCTAATGACCCTAATTTCTCTTCCCAACTACTATTTCTTCCACCATTTCTTCCTTCAGCTATAAGATCCATCAAAAACTTAAATATCTCATCATCACTATTCAAATCATTTAGACAATCTTTTAACCTATCTTTTAAATATGTAGAAAATTTATCATCAGGCCTATTAACTATCTTATCTTCTAACCCAACTTCTTCTATATCTCCAGGCACTAATAAAGCCGAGTCAACTAATTCAACAGGTCCATCAATGTTATTAGGAATAGTTAAAGAATAATCAGGTAACTCTTCTCCACTAAATCCACTGTTGACATCTAGACTCGAAATATATGTGCCTAATTCTACCTCTCTATCCCCAGTGTCTAATTCATCTTTGTAACTGTTAATATTTCCAGCTACTTCCTTAAATTCTCCACTAGGTACAGTCAACATCGAATCAGGAAGAGTTTTACCATCAAATCCACTATTAGACGTATTTAATTTTAATTGATCTATATAGTAACTTAATTTATCATCCTCTAACTCTCCTCCTAATCCCTCAATATAGTCCTCTAGTGAAATATCCCTGCTGTAATCAATGTCGTCTCTATAATCTTCTAACTTTGATACTCGACTTATTTCACCTGGTACTATATCCTTAAAATCACTTAAATTAACTCGATCATTTCCTATATTTAACTTGGAAGATTTATTAGGCAATTTAGATATTCTTTCTCCTACCTTCAATCGCTTTACTTCATCCTCCAGTTTTATTTCACTATCCCTACTTTGATCAGATAATATTTCCTCTAACTTTCTACTACCTAAACTTTCAACTCGATCTACATTAAGTGACTCTATTTTATTATCTAACTTCTTAACTTCTGCCCCTTGATTACTTAATAACTTTCTACTGCTATCTACTAACTTAGGCTCACCATTATTAGACTTGTCAGATAATAATTCCTTCCTTCTACTATTTATATACTCCTCGTAATGTTTAGACCTATTAATATCTTTTATATCTACCTCTTCCTTATGTCTAGAGAGCTTTATTTCACGATCATCAGCTATATCTAATTTAACTGCACTACTATTTCTGAAACTCTCCCTCTCTAAATCAAATGTAGAATCCTCAATGTCTAAACCTACTCTTATCTTAGTATCCAGCTCCTTTATGTCAGAATTAGTAAAACTCTCTAACATCTTCTCTACTGGACTTCCTAACTCAGAAATTTCAGGTATCTTTCCAGTAGACTTGCCAGGAACTTTTATTAACCTATTGTCTAACTCAAGATCAGAATGCTTACTATCTATTAATGAACCTAGATACTTCGACATCTCTGATATTTCCTCAGGTCTGGTTAATGACTCAGCTCCTGGTATTCTATTTTCCCTTAAGATCTTTCTCCTTATCATTTCTAAATTTAATCATTTAACGTCTCTATAATGCTAGATAATGTATATGTGTATAGTACGTCTGCAGATTCACTAAAACTCTGCTTCATTACTACCTTAAATCTATATGTCCGCTTGTCTCTTGTAAATTGAAGCTCGTCGCCTACCTTTAAAGAGCCATCAGGAGTAAATGATTGTACCATGTCACGATTCCTATTCCACACATCTCTCATATCATTCAAATTAATAATCAATCGTGTGGTAAATTGTTCGTAATCATTCTCTAAGGTACTATCGGCGGAATATGACCCTCCAAATACATTCTTCCATTTTGAATTATCCTTAGGTCGCAATACTACAAAATCTGTCCCTAGCAACTTCATTTGTAACTTGATAGCCTTCATACCTATCGAATATATTTTATTTGCTTTGTCTAGGATTTTTGACGTCATATTCTCATCACTCATACCTTATTTGCGTTTTTTCTTTTTATTAATCAGCCTATCATATTCATTCTTGTCAAGTAATATATTGCAATACTTATACTCAGTTATCAAGAATTTTAATAGCTTATAAAACTGTTTCTCATTTATCCTTCCACCTATAACAGTCAATATAAACAAGTCTCGATCTCTAACAGTTTTTGTCCTATAAGTAACTCCAAACTCCCTAATAAAATCATCTATATCATACTGCGCAAATTCATCTTCGTACGGTATAAATATTCTAAAGTTATCCAAATCAGCACTTATAGAAATACAATCACTCGGAATACTATAACTAATATCATAATCAATCAAGTCCTCCTTATCGAGCTTGTTTATCATATCATTTATATTGATGTACTTTGAGAAAAACTTACTTCTTAATATAATCATGCCTCAAATAAGTTAAATTTTACTTTAGTGGACATTAATTTCTTCAAGATCATCTCAAATTCTTCTCTAGACTTAATTGTATATGTATAAGAAATAACCTCTCCTAAATCATTCCTATGTACAACAGACTTTAATCCATTCCAGAATTTACTATCTACTGTCTCTCTATCCTTACTATTTTTGGCAATTGTAATGAAAAATCTTCCCTCACTCATGCTAAAATTATTAGGACTATTCTTATCTCCTATAGTATAATGCAATCCCTTAGTGTAATAAAGCTTATCTAAAGTTGATTTTAAATAAGATGTTCCAAACTTATATCTACTAGCAGGAGCTCCTAATCTAACTAGTTCATTGTTCTTAATAGATTTGGCAGCTGCGACCATTGCCTTTAGTATTGCTGCAGAAGCGCACCCTTTAATAGTAGACCCTTGCTGGAACATTGACTTGTTTAGAAACTCATATCCGCTTTGACTTAATATGCTAGCTATACTGGACTTATTTAATCTTGTTGAGTCTATGAAACTACTAAATAATTTACTGGATTGTTGAGGTGTTTCAAAGACATCTTCATCATTGCTGTCATTGTCGACCCACTCTCTGTAGTCTTTAAGTCTATTAAGAACTATAGAAGCTCCGTCATTTAGTAGATTGATCTTTGTCATCAATGAATTAGATATTTCCATTATAAAATTAGCTATTACTTGATAATTAGTAAATGTAATATCAACAGAATAAGAATTCATATTAGGATTTATTAACTTAGATGAATACTTCATTCCTTGATACTTCTTGCAGTAATTATCCAATGAGCTGTCTAATTTCTTAATATCCTCATCACTCGCACCGAAAGTGTACAATACTACTTTATTATTAGCTATTGCAATATTGATTTTATAATCAGTTACATTTCTGTCATCAAAGCTAAACTTATCACTCAATGTTGCCCTGTTCGAAATACTATCTCCTACAACAACTCCCCCTACTCTATACATTCCAAACTCTCTCCTAAGATGCCTGTCAACTTCTTTATACTCTACTTCCTTCATTGGATTGTGTAGATGATTTAGAAATAGTTTGAGCGCAATTCCACCTGCAACACCAGCAAGGCCTCCTACCTTAGCACCTTTGGATATATAGTCATCATCAAATCCACTGTCCCTATCATTTTTGCTTAATTTGCCAACTATACCTCCTATTATAGACCCTCCAATAGCACCTTTACCTATTATATCAAAAGCTCCAGGAACTTTATCTAAATCCTTCGGACCTGTATAGTACCCATCTTTGATAGAACACTCTTTTTGTCTAAATTTAATCATACTATCTTTTAACTGCTTTAGTTTATCTAATACTCTTAGTTTATCACTAAAAGAGTCATCAACTCTATTCTTTAGTTTACTTTTCAATCCATCTGTCTCATTATCATCTACAGGTAATATCCAGTCAGAAATTGCATCAGTAGGAGTATCTATGTAATAATCAATTTTATCACTTATTACTTCAATTGGATTAATACTATTTTTATTGTTTTTCTTACTACTCTTATTACTTATTCTGTGCCTGGCATACTTTAATGATTTACTAATAATAGATTCATTAAATAGCTTTCTTTGAAAACTGTAACTACTATGTGACATATACTGCTTTCTTTATTAAATCAATAATTGTCCATCCCAACCAGATTGAAGTGCAAAGTGATCACATCTAGCTCTTAACTCTTGATATGCTGGATCTAAGTTTGACATTACATCTACTGGCATTGAGTGTAACATGATAGAGGATTTCAATTGTCTCAAGTAATCTAATAAGTGAACCATACATAAGTCTAAAAAATAACTTCCTTTGGCTCCTTCTTCAACGTTCATCCAATATACTGCAGCCTTTTCACTAACAGGATTGAATGATTTATCTGGTAAGAAATCAGGTATAATTGGTCTTGCACACAGAGCTCTAACTGAAAATTGATCCTGTGTCGGTAAATCTCCTAAAAATACATACGGCTCTTGATAATCACTAAAGTAAGTAAATGATCCCGCTAATGGATAAGAACCTGCACATCTCCATAAGGGACAACTTCTAGGTACTAATACTATTTGTGACTCATCTATTGCACAATTTAAATATAATGTGAAATTAGATTTGAACTCCCCGTATCCAGCTTTACCTGAACAAGACTCCATCTGATTCCTGTTTAAATTCATATCTAAAACTAAAGGCAAGGTGTTTTCATATTCACGTAATGCCTTTTTTATTATCTCCAATAAAATTTCATCAGGAGACAAGTAATCATTAATATTCAATAGTTCATCTAGAGAATCCAATGCTAATAGCGCACTTCTAATAAACATCTTCTTCTTTAGGTCTACTAACAATGTCTTTTCCATAAACTAAAACTAATAAAAAGGTTAGTATAGATTTTTAACCATAATATTCAAAAGTTAATTCTCTATACTAACCCTGCTTTTTTAAATATTTTCCTCGCCGCTAATATCCATTCCTACATCAAAAGCATCATTAATAACTTCAATGTATTTCAAAGAACGAGAATACCTAACAGCAACTCTAACTTTTATCTTATTCTGACGTGCCAAAACTTCATCATACTCACAGAAAATCTTATAATCATCTACAGTATAAATCATTGGCAATATCGTAGTCTTGAAGAAATAGTTGATAGTATTGTGAACATCGTTACATAATACATCACTAATCTTCCTTCCAATAAATTGCTTCAAAATAACTGGAATAGCCTTTGAGATCCTAATCATTAAACGAGAATTAGCTTCATCATTCATAATAGTATTCTCAATTTGCTTAGTATAGTTATCATTCATATTCCAAGAAGATGTCTGATTATTCCATACTACAGTGTTTACCTTCTTAGTTAACAGCAATTGACGAGTCTTCTTATTAAACTCTGTTACTGGATTTTGATATTGAACTACTCCTCCTCCTTGTCCAAATACAGATCTAAATTCTTCATTATTTGACCTATTTCTTGCAACAGCTTCCCAATAAAGTACTGAAGGAGATGCATAATACTTCCATCCAAAACTGCTAGTATCAATATCCCATGGTGCAGACATATACAGCTTATAAGAATCAATAGAAATCTTACTTGCTGAATTTCCAATAACCATGTAATTAGTACTGTTAATTGTAGATACTGGATAGAAATAATTCTCGTTCTTTGCAATAGTAGCCATATAATTCTGAAAAGCTGGATTCGTATTACCTAAGTCGCTAAGTCCTTCTGTAATATAAACCTCATCCAATACTATCTTATCTAATGCACTAGTTAAATCAGAATCATCTACAGAAATAATTGAAGTCTTGCTACTATCTATTGAAAGATCTGCATATATTTGAGTAATACCATTGCTTCCATATTTATAATAGTCATATGAAGTTTCTGTACCTACTTTATAAATATCTCCAGTTTTTAGATCAGTATTCTTCTTAATAGATGCTAAATTTGCTGCAGTACCGGCAATTTTTACACTGGAATTAATACTTCCATCACTTTTCTCTACTTCACCTTTATCTAATAAATAGAATTTATTATCATCACCACCATAGCCATAATAATTCAATCCCAAGTCATGAAGATCCTCTGGAAGCTCTAATTGAATCATAGTCAACAAATCATTAAGCTCCTCTGACGCAATATCTCCTCTTCCTGGTAAATTTCCAACAGTAAAGAAAGATACATACTCACTCATCATAGGGTCTTGAATAGCTACCTCAAAAAAGTCTCTCTCAAGAATATTAGGATTTGTCACTTCCTCTCCGCCTTTTAAATAGGTCTTAAGTACAGATTCAATGACGTTATATTGTGATAGTCCTCCCTCAGTTAACTCTTTTACATTAACTACACTACTGTTGATCGTAACTGCATCGTGATTAAAACGACGAATACGAACTTTTAAAGGAGAAGTAGAGTTATTAATGTTAAGTGCATAGAATTCAGCGTAATCTTCACTTCCTCCACTATATGCATCCTTATTTAAATCGATGACCTTTTGATCTGAATTTTTAGTAGTATTGTCAATCTCAGCAGGAACTAGGTATAAGTATCCATCATTTTCACCCTTGGAATTAATAGTTCTATCATCACTTTTATCCAAGAAATTGTTAGCTAAATAAACCTCATTGAATACTACTGACTTAGGCCCATTTTCACTAACACCTTCAATCCACTCTTTAATCAATTCCAAGTCTTCATAAAAAACATAATTCGGTGAGTAGAATTTAGATGTCTCATTCAACTGTTTAACTAAGTCGATCAAATTATCTACGTAGTAATCATATTGAGGACCTTCATCAGTGGTTCTATTTCCAAAGATACCAATACCATTAACATTAATTAGCCATCCATCACTTGAAGTAGAGTTTTCAGCGTTATCTCCATTTTCATCTATAGAGAGCTTAAATCCACTTTCAATTTTCTTCAGCAACTCTCCATCCCTCATTACATAAGTATTAGAGTTACTTGATGTTAGTGGCTTTGCAAAATAAGTATCCTCTGACTTTAGTGCTCTAGTGACTAACATGGTATTTGATCCTGCTAATCTATATGCATTTTGCCACATAGTAGATGCAAGATTTGAATCACCCTCTCCTGTATAAAACTTATTAAGAGAGTTTATATATTCTTGAGTTACTTCTCCATTAGCTGAATACGTCTTTACAAACTCTGACTGACTAGTGATTAGAGTTGGAGTAGACGGACCTGCATCAGAGATAAGTGTAACTCCGATAATTAAATCCTCACCAGCAGTAGGATTTAAGGATGCTGTTCTAATACGCTCTTGAACTTTAATATATGGTTCTTGCGTTTCTTTCCATTGTGCCATTTCAAAAATTATTAATTAGTAAAATTAACCTACTTCTAGTATATAAACTGGGTACCCTTCTTTAACTAATCCTTTAATTATTTCAGCAATTAGCTTAGCGTTTGTCGGGCTCTCTACAGTAGTAATTGTAATATCATTGTATCTATCAGACAGTTTTTCATTATTTTTTATAGAAACTCCACTAGATTTTTTAAGTAAATTAATTATACTGTCTAAAGTTTTCTTTAACCTATCATCAGAGACTGCATTAATTATTAAACTCAAATCTCCAGAATCTCTACTAACTACTATACTGACCTTCGTTCTTAATTCCGTAGCCTTTTTAGGGTCTCTAGTAAAATCTTTTCCTTCTACTAGTCCAATACCTTTCAATTGCTCAATAATACCCCTCATTAGTCTATTATCTACGGTACTTGCTATATTCAATTTACTACTTATATCTTTTATGATAGAATAAACTAGCCCTAGAGATGCCCCTACTAAAGTACCTACTCCTATTGCACATGTAGTAGTAACTTTATTTGGCAGGAACTTTCCTACGGCAGCACCTATACTTGCTCCAAGTCCACTTCCTGTAAATACATTTCCGATAAAGTCATTTCTACTAAATAACTTCTTTTTCTTTCCTTTTCTACGACCTCCTCTACTATCATATAAAGTTTTTAAGAGCTTATCTAAGTCTTTATTAGTAGCATAACTACCTTCTAAGATGTCTTTAGCTGCAGCATACCTATTAATAGATGTATCAACGGCATCTAATGATCGTGATAAATTTCTTATCGCATTTAACTGATTAGTTTGATATTTTTTGTCAGTATTATGTCTAACTATATTACTAGACATGTTAGCAGTTGAGACGCCTAATGCCGTTGCGGAAATTGCCCCTGATGGAGTTTTTAGAAATTCAAATAGACTGCTGGGAGTGCTTCCGTAATTTTTTTGTCTAAAATATACCATAAATCATTTATTGTACATTATTAATTATATATTAATTAGATAGGCAGTGAGCTAATTAACAAGAAAGCATCGCTTATTTCCTAGACCTACTAGTTAATATATTTATTTTAAGTCCACTTTCCATCAATGTAAGCGGTACTATTGCCTCTAAGTTATCTAATATTTTAAGATCAATTACATAACTATTTTTTCCGCATTGTTGTGAAGAATAGTCAGCATTCCTATAAGAAAAACAATAATCATCTAATATTTCATTTACAATAGATAACTCCCTTTTATTTAGCTCATTTAAGTAAATAACTAGTACATTACCTTGCAACATCATACTAATTAAGTGCTTTCTAGGATTCTCATCTATAGTATAAAGTAAGCCTTTAGGAGAGATATTATCTTTCTTCTTATTCAATACTCTACTAGAAGAAGTTACAACATTGCCTTTTGAGGATACTGTCGAAGTAGTAACAGTATTCTCGCTCAGGTCAGGGTCATCGTTAGAATACTCATCTTCAATAGCTTGAATAATTTTATAAGAACTGCAAGAACGTGCTGCACTGGTATTAAACTCGGACTTATCTGCTATATTAGCTAGCCAATTAAACCATGCTCCTAATCCTGCTCCAATACCTCCTCCTATTAGTGCTGAAACTCCTGTTGTTGGTGTTCCTAATCCAGCAAGTGCACCTATTCCTGCACCAGTGCCACCACCTAAGAGCATTGCTTTTCCATAACCTCCAGACTTTACCTTTCTTTTGTTACCTGAATATCCTCCGTCTTCTATAGAAAATCTGTTTTCGAAAAATTTAATCATAATTTTTTAGAATTAAAAAGAGTATCCTTCTCTTTGAGTCATGTTAGATTTCCAGTCGTGATGCTCTCTACGCCTTGCTTGTCTCTGTGCATATTGCAATCTATCATTATAGAACTCTACATCTTCATTCTTCTTGCTTCTTCTCCTTAATGCACTAATTCCTGCTGCAAGTGCACCTACTCCTGCTCCAATACCTCCAATAGTTTTAAATCCTCCTGCAGATACATTTTTCGCTAGATTGCCAAAACCTCCAGTGATACCTTTAGTAAGTGCATATCCTCCTGCACCAATTCCTGCACCAATTAGAGCGCCTCCTGCAGCAGAGCCTAGTGCATCCCCATAACCAACTTTCTTCTGCTCTCTCTCTGCTAACACGTCAGAATCTTTCATTTTCTTCAAAGCATCTGTTCTGTCATATACAGTATAGCTTTTTCTTTTCAATACGAATGTACTCATTACTTATAAAATTTAATTTAATTAACTAATTGTTCTTGTGATCTTTCGTATGCAAAGGCATCTCGATCGACACTTCTTAAAATCGCCTTAGTTGGCTTCTCTCCTAAACTCATACCTCCACTCATAGCTATTGCGGCAGGAACAGTTGTTGCTGCGATTAGTGTTTTTGGATGCTTCTGTAGCCAGTCACCTGCCTGCTTGACTAGCTTATTATTTGAGTTTTGAAACTGTTTTGCTACTTCAAAAGATTTCTTATGTCCTCCACCCATATTTAATTGATTTATAAAACCTAATACACTTTGTCCAGGGTGTTTCTTGAAATTTCCCCACATATTGGACAAATTACCAAAAAATCCTTTTGAAGCAGGTGCAGCATAAGCTTTCTGCCCTAATGTTACAGAATTATGTGGAGTTTCATAGTGAGAAGCATTTGTAGAATTTACCTGATTCTTTTTAGAACCTTCACTAATTTTATAAGATATCAGCGGAAATACAGAAAATGCAGCGCCTCCTAATACCGATCCTCCATATTTTTTTAGAGCTCCGCTTCCACCTATCTCCTTAGTCTTAGTTTCTGAATAAGACGATTGTCTAGCTCTTTGCTGCTTCTCCCATGCTCTAGTACCTACTACTGCATCGTTTTTCTTAGCTTTATCACTTTGAATATATCTATCTACTAAGTAAGATCCTCCTACAGTACCTACTCCCATGAGCGCCATATCAGTAAATGTTCCTTTATAATTTTTAAATAGAATATTACCTACCTCTTTAGCTGCAGATAAATAGTTTTTATAAGGAACACCGAACAGTTTTAATCTGACTCCTTTACTATTCCTTCTCATAGCATTATTACTGTAACTTTTCATACTCATGATATCTAAAGTTTGCTGCGCTGCATACGGATTCTTAGCAGCATTGTCAGCAATAGCCTGCAGAGCTTTATTTTGTGCCTTCATTTGCTCTTCCATTTGCTTAGCTTGGCGCTCCTGCATCTTAAGATTCTGATCATTCATTTCCTCTTGCTGCTTTCCTTGATTATGAGCCTGTACCATGCCGCCTACACCTATTGCAGTTGATCCTATATTAAACGCACCCATAATAGCACTTCCTCCGCCTATGGCAGCAAGGGGGGCAAAGAATATCTTCTGTCTGAACTTAATCATAGTATTCTCAAGTTTAATATTTTATATCTTGCCCCATTTCTTTAAGTCCCTTACCAAGACCCCTAACTGCTGCGGCACCTAATCCTGCTCCAATTAACCAGCCGACAGGGCCACTAAGTGCTCCGGCAAGTGATCCTCCTACACCTCCCATTCCAGTAAGGGCAGTTCCTATAGTAGATCCTAAAGTAGATCCACCTATCAGTCCTCCTGCAATTGCCGCTGGCGTAGAGTTTATAGCACCTCCAACTGCACTCAAAGTATTTCCTGCTAAATTACTTACGCCATTAGTAATGCCATCCATTACTCCGAACGTTTTTCTTTTTAATCTGTATCTTGCCATTTTCCCATTAATCCGTTATTTAACTCTTTATTTAAATTCCGCATTTCTCTTGACAACTCTAAGCTGGCAGAGCCTAATTGCCTCTTGTATTCACCTCTTCCTAACCTATCCATATCCATATCATACTTTCTGCCCCTTATAAATCCTGCAACTCCGTTAGTATTCAGGATATTAGTGAAGTTCTTTCTTAATACTATTATCATACTATACTAATAAGTAAATATTATAGTCAATTCCAAAAGGGAGAATATTCAGTGCATCAATAGCTTTTCCAATGGATGAAAATTCCAATACCAATGAACGCTCTTTTTTACTGTATTTAATAGCATCTCCTAAAAGTTCACTAACTTCGTACTTGATATCTAATCGAGGGTCGTAACTGGCTCTGAAAAATTCACTATTTTCTTTATTTTTTTTATTTTTCTCACCATTATTATTATCAAAGTTATTAAAGTCTTTGGGGAATTTAGTTGATCCAGTAGATAGCTTTACATACACATTACCTAAACTTTTATCATAAACTTGCTGAGGTAATCTAACTTCATCAGGCATCTTGGCTTTTGCACCTATTTTAAGATACATTCTATACTTATCTCTGCTAAACAATGAAGTAGAAATAACAAATCTCTCTATTACTACGTTATTCCCTTTTAAGATAGGCAATAGAGACGTCTTATCTATAATTTTCCATTTTTGTCTATCACCCCCTCTTTTACATAGTTCAACAAATAAACTCCTCATTGCTTCACATTCAGTAAAAGATTTTTGTCTAAACTCTATCATCTATTTTTATAAATTAAATAATCCTTTTTACTTACTACTACAGAAAAATCATACTTCTCTCGTAGTACGTCTATGATTGAAAGAGCTATTCCTAGTTTATTACATGTAGCTGTTATAACTCTATTAGTTGAGTCTACGTCTACAATTTCCATTCTAAAATATTGCTCTAACAATTTTCTCGTATATCTATAAAGCTCTTTATCTTTTACTTGAATCTGATACTTTCCGTCATCGTTCTTCACAAATGACACAAGTACCATAGCTTTGGAATTCTTTCTTGATACTTCCTCTGCTTTATCCGGTGTTATTATATTGAAACCTTTCCCCTCTGTTTCAGTTAGGTATTTAATAGCTTCTGGCATTAAATCCTCTTCCTTCGTGGATTTTTTTCTAAATGATATCATCGATCTAAATTAATTATTTATACTTATATATTATTCTAAAGTAGATATATTGTTTATTATATCCTCTAAGAACTTATACCTATCATCTAGACATTCTGTGTACCAAAGCTCACATCTAAACTGACATTGATAGGAAAAATTTGAATTGTCATCTGATTGATACAAGTGATTAAATTCTTCTGTAATAGATCCCCATCTTACCGCAGCTGACCAATTATTTCCATACTTATCCATTACCCTAAACTCACAAAAATTAGTCAGCAAATCTACGTTATTGTACCTATTTTTAAAGTCGAAGAACAGTTTCATATCAGTCGTTCTAAGTACAAACTCTACTGGTATTCTCTGATCTATTTGCCTGCTTTCATACTCATCTCTACCTACATGATGTGCTTTATTCGGAGTCTGATTAAATTGATAAGTAACATATGAAGTGGTTTTTAATGTAGCCTCTTTATTCTGTCTTACTAACTCTACTCCATAATCACTCAACAATCTTCTAATCTCCGATATAAACTGATCCTGATAATCTATAGATCTTATTACGTAATCATCGTACCTCCTTCTAAGTGTAAATACTTCATTGTTATCAGAGGTAATGTTCAGGTCACTATCCTTTATTATAATTCTTGGGAAATTAAAGAACTCCCAACACTGCGGCTTAGGTCCAATTGGCTGTAAGTACATTAAATTTCCTGAGTAAAATATATGATCAATAAATGACTGATCAGATCTATTCTCCTCTGAAACAACAATAGTAGTACTATCATATGTCTGAACTACTCTAGACTCACTGTCATTTACTATCACTATATGTACTATATGTGGATCTGCCGATAATTTCTTCAGACGTAACCCATTTATTGTTAAAACTGAATTATTAAATTTTACAGGTTTATTAGTAGGCTCCATTGGCATGCTCTTCCCAAATTGTTTTATGCCTAGTAATTCCGATAAAACTTTTGATGTACAGCCTTCAGTATAAGTTAAAGTAAGTGTCGAAGTAGTCTTGTCTTCAGAAATAGAACATACTCTTCCTTTCTTAACTTCATAATATCTACATATACTTTCTAACAGAATACCTCTATATATAATACTATTTTTCATTTTAAAACTCCTCTTAACTACTTACTTATTTACTTTACAAACAGACTACTGAGGTTCTTGAAATAACTTTCTTCTGTTTTTTTTAAGTATACTCTACTTAATATTACTTGCCCTCTTCCTTCTCCTTAATCTTCTTTCCTATTTTCTTTCCTAATATATGTGCTCCTTGTGATATTCCTGCATTAAGCCCGGCAATACCAGTATAACCTGCGGCAGATCCTAAAAATGGAACCTTTGTTACTCTACCTGCGGCCTTCGATCCGTATTTCTTTACTGCATCATTGAGTATTTTATTTCCTCTTATATTAGCTCCGTACTCTGCTCCTAACATAGGTGCATCTGTTGCTAACGATACTAGTGCCCCAGAATACTTATTCAATTTACTCTCCTCCTCATCCGATCTACCAGCCTTTATTCCAGTAGAGAGCCCTGTCAGTACTCCTAACCTGCTTTTCAATGCATTTTCTGGTTTATAAAGCTTGTGAGCTAGTCCAACTAAACTGTTCTTCCCTTCGTTATGATAATAAACATGACCTAATTCATGTGCTAGTATAGATGAAGTTTCTTTTCCTTTATCTATAGTTACTATAGGAACTGCCTTTCCTTTAGCAGCAGAAGATACGATTTCAATCGCGCCGCCTTTTTTTAACTTCTTAGTTTCATTACATAGTTTTTTAGTTTTGGACTTATCATAATTTACTAATTTTTCAATGCTCTCTTTTAGATCTTTTTCTGATCCATTAGATTTGTACTTATTTAAGATACTAGACAGCTTTTTCAAGTCTTCCTTAGACTTAATTCCCGCTTTTTTATATGGACTAAGAAATAGTTCAGTCGAAGTTGCACCATCTAATCCTTCTTTATTAGATATTAATATTCCTCCTTGTTTTTTGAACTTATTTGCCAGCTCACTTGAGATTTTTTTCTCAAATTCCTTATCTTTTTTTGAAGCATTATAGACTAAACCTGCCCCAGCAGTATTAATTGCCAAACCTGCAGTGACAGGAATTATTGCACTAGCTAAAAGTTTTTTATTATCCTTTTTCTTCTCAACACTATCACTATCCTGAGAATAACGTAATTCTTTTTTAAGAATAATCATAATACACTTAATTAAGTTAGATAACTACTTCTTTCTCTCTTATATTTATCTGTTAGATAATATGCCCCCGCAATACCTGCACCTGCTATAGCTGTACCTAATGCAATTTTTCCCCACGGCAAGTCTTTGAACTCCATAACAGAAGTATTTTTTTGCAAATTACCTTTCTTTCTATTTGACTTTGTAGAGGAGTTATTAGATCCTCTATTATTAGATCCTTGTCTGCCTTTTTTACTAAAGTACTTAGATTCTATATGATTTAGTATCATAATGTAGTTATTTATTATATTAATTTACTACTACTCCTATTACGACCTGTAGACTAGTTCTAAATTATTAATTAGCTAGTACATTCCATCGAAAAAGTCATTTCCAAAATTATTATTCATAATTTTATTTACTGCATTCTGATTTCTCTTAGTGACATCTTTTCCATTACCTACGAAACCTGTTCCTTTTAAATTGTTATATTGATTGGCTTCGTTTATTTCATTAATCTTTCCTATAGAATTATATCCAACAACTTTCGCATTTTTTCCTTTACCTGAGAGGAATCTCTTACTAAATTTATTGGCTAAGTCTTTTTCTACGTTTTCATATATTTTATCTCCTCCTGACAGTCCAGTCAGTCTTTCTCCCAATCCAGTTTTATTTAAGACATTTTTAGCTGCGCCTCTTGACCAATCTTCTCTTGCACTATTTACTAGAGACTTACTTCCAATTGTTTGTCCAAATTTACCTAATGCAATATTAGTTCCCATTTGAAGTCTAGTACCTAATAAACCTTTCTTTGCTCCATATAAAGTTCCTGCAGTGGCAACTGTACCGAGCACGGCCTTACCTAATACTCCTCCGGATGAGCCTCTATTATCGTCTTCTGAATAATTTCTATACTCTAATAACATTATCCTACTTCATTTTATATTTTTGCTATCATCCCACAACTAAGGTAATGGGTTTTTCTCGCAAAAAATTATTTCTAACTTATTACACACACTTATTTAATTCAAACAGAAACTAGTAACTTGAGCCTCCTTTAACGTAACTAGAAACAGGGTTATTTCTTCCTAATATTCTATCAAATCGATCAATGTGCGCTAATTTTCTGTTAAGTTGTGTAACGTTATCCTTTATCTCAGTGCCTTTCCTATTAAAATTTCCATAGTTACCAACCTTTTTCGAAATCTTATCAATAGCACTAACGTTATCCATGATATTATCCACTTTCTTTCCAGAGTTCCAAAGATTAGTCATCTGGTTCTTAATAGCTTCAGTAGTTCTTTTCGATGTATCTTTAGCAACGGACTTTCCATGAACACTCTTTATATTATCATATAGTCCAGTATTCTTACTAAGATTTCTAACAGATTGTTTAGAAAACTTAGTAGCTGCACTATTCACCATTGACTTAGACCCTATCATAGCTCCCATATTTCCATGAAACAAGTTAGTAGCCATACCTACTCTGGTTCCAAACATTCCTCTTCTAGCACCAAAATAAGTTCCCCCAACAGCTGCCGCTGTTGCACCTACTTTTGCCAATGGGCTCCACCCACTATTGTTACTATCATCGGAGTAAAGTCTTCGTTCAATTCTCAATATCATACAATTTTTAATTTTCTGACTACTTCCATTAGTGAACTAATGGGGAATATTGGAACAAGCAGAATAGTGAGTTTTCTACTTCTTCCTCTCTTTAAATCTCTTAGAATCCGATTCATATAAACTAGCTAACTCTATTGACTCAGAAGCATTCTTTCTTGCACCTAATCCACCACCTAATGCGCCACGTACTCCTGAAGTTAGAATATCTGACTACTCCCCTCAATAAATTAATGGGGATCTTGGGACAAGCTTAGTACAATTACTTACTTTACGTCCACAAAGGGATAGCCCTTCCCTTAATATTGCTATCATCCCACAACTAAAGTAATGGGTTTTCTCGCAATTTACCTATATACCTATAAACTATTTAATTGAAAAAAGAAAAGGAGATAGATATTAATACCTACCTCCTAATTCTTTAATAAACCTATTTTTCTAATCTTCACTATAATTAACTACTTCATAAGAGTAGTATTTAAGTGTTAGAAATTATATTAAATACCTGCTTTGAAAGAAACACGTTGTACGAGCTCAGGTGCCATGTACTTAGTTCCCTCTTGATAGTAGATACCAGAAGCCATTTGTGTAGGGTTCTGATAATTACCAATAGTAGGAGTATCAGTCAAAGGCATGTAGATACCACGTGCCAAAGGTGCCATTTGTCCATCATCAGTCTTGTGGATAGCATAGAATACGTTCTCACCGTTTTGCTCATTAATGTCAGTAGAACGAAGAACAGGAATTCCGTCATACCATCCAAGCAAGTCATTGATATAAGACATCTTAGTATTTCTCTCAAACTTACCAATAATACCGCCCTTCATGAACTGATTAGATGCATTATTACCAGCAACGTAAGCAGTAGTCTTTACTCCCTTAACAGCTTTAGCGGCCAAAGCAGCCTCTACATTGATCAAGTAAGCATCGAACAAGTCAACTCGAGAACGGTAGTCGTAGAATTGCTTAGCTGATGTAGTAACTTCAATCTCAAGGTCATTCAAAGTATCACCTTTATAACCCTCTTCCATAGTAGAAACGAGCTTGTAGTTAATCATCTTAGTATACAACTCACGAAGCTTACCAAACAAGAAAGTTGCCATATCAGTTCCAGTAGCCTTCTTCATTGCTCCCAAAGCTGCAATATTATACTCAGCTACCAACATATCAGGTACTGTAGAAAGACCTAATTGTTGCATCTTAGCCAAGAAACGTTTCTCATTTGAACGGAAATTGCTGCTACCTGAACCAGTAGTATTGCAAGGAGTTCCAGTGACATCCTCTTTACCAATGATGAGAATTGACAAAGTGTTTCCAGCAATAGCGTCATCAAGAGTAAACTTAACGCGGCCATTCAAATAATTAATCTCATTGGCAGTAGTAACACCTGTAACAGCCATGAAAGTTCCTTGTCCATTATCAATCATTTCGTGAACTTTCTCTACCTTATCACCTGTTCCACAAGAGATCTTAATGCGAACAGTACCTGGGATAACCTTACGACCAATCAATGCATCATATATTCCACCTTCAGAAGGCTGTACATTCAAGCTGAATCCACCCATGCTTTGAATATCTTGGTAATTATCTGGTCCCAAGTTAGGAATTACAGAACGCATGTCAGATACACCTAGTACGTCGAACCAATAGAATAATCCATTAGGTTGATCAAAGTCACGCTCAATTGACATGTATCCAGCAAATGAACTTACATAAGAAGCTACAGATGCATTAAAGTATTGAGTTGACAACAATGGAGTCTCAGAGTATCCAGAGAAAGTCTTTTGCATCAAGTTATTAGATGGTGCAATTCCAAAGTTGTATTTCATTTCATCATTACGAGAAAACATCTTAGCATATTCTCTAGCACGCAAGTTAGCATCCTCACGTGATACAGAGCTATTCACCAAAGCCTCCATCATTGCTGGAGTTTGCATAAAATTCAAATAAGTACTCATTGTATTTAATAATGTATATTTTATTGTTTAAAAGTGCTAGTAGGAATTTATCCTAGAAGCACTTTATTTATTATTCTTAACTATTTATTAATTACATCACTTAAGAATGACACTAATGTATCAGGCTTAACCTCCTCATATTCTACGTACTCTGCATCAGAGAACATTCTATCTTTCAAATCATCTTCATAATCATCAAAATAGTATGAGAATTGTGCTTCTTGAAGATCAGGCTCTACTTGTTCCATAGGTGCAGCCTTAGCATTCATGATCATAGCCTCTGCCTCTGCTGCTGCTGCCTGAATAGATTGAACTGCGGCAATAGCTTTGTCCTCAATCATTTCAATACTAGGTTGCTCTTCCATAACATAACCTCCATCTTCAGTAGGCTGAATAGGTGCCTGAGCTGCTGACTGTTGAGGTGCCATCATTTGCTGTTGAGGTGCCATCATTTGTTGAGGTGCCATTTGCGCTTGAGCTGCTTGTGCTGCAGTCTGATCTACTACATCAGCAAAGAACTTATCTAGTATAGGATCTTCATAGAATGAGAAATTTTTATCCTCATCTTTATCTGTATCCTCTATTTCAAGATCTTCTGTAAGCTCTTCAGCTTCTTCCTCTGAAATAGGAGTAAGATCAATTCCATCTTCATCCATTACTGCTTTAGTAAATTCTCCAGACTCCTTATCCTCAACTACTGCGGTTTTAGCATCAATTGGAGTAATAACCTCAGTATCATTCTCTACTTGATCACCATTCTCAATAGCATCTTCGATTGCCTCTTCATCTGATTCCTCAGTAAACAAGCGAGTCATGTATTCCGTCAAGATCTCATTTTCAGAGAAGAAACGAGTTTCTGTATCATCTGTCCATACATCTGAAAAATCCTTCTCTTCATCCTCATCTTCATCTGTATCCTCTATTTCAAGATTAGCAGTGAGCTCTTCAGCTTCTTCCTCAGAAATAGGAGAGAGATCAATATCCTCATCATCCATTACAGCTTTAGTAAACTCTCCAGACTCTTTGTCCTCAATTACTGCAGTCTTAGCATCAATAGGAGTAATGATTTCAGTATCATTCTCTACTTGATCACCATTCTCAATAGCATCCTCAATTGCCTCTTCATCTGAATCTCCAGAGAATAGACGAGTCATGTATTCCGTCAAGATCTCATTTTCAGAGAAGAAACGAGTCTCAGTATCATCTGTCCATACATCTGAGAATGATTTTTCTTCATCCTCATCCTCTTCAGAATCTTCATCAACCTCAATGTTAGCAGTAAGATCACGAGCCTCACTTCTTGATAGAGGAACAAGTTCAGTAGTTGCAGAATCAATAACTGCTTTTGTGAACTCTCCAGACTCCTTATCCTCAATTACAGCCGACTTAGCGTCAATTGGTGTAATAATTTCAGTATCATTTTCAATTTGATCACCATTCTCAATAGCATCTTCTAACTCTTCTCTTGAAACCTCCAAGTCATTAAGATTTTCTGAGAAAGAACGATCCATATATTCGGTATTATCTGTGTAAAATTTAGTTACATAGCCTGAATGTCTGAATCCATACAAATCAGAGAAGGCAACTTCCTCTGGCTCGTCTACATGATCCAAGCTCTTTACATCGAGACCGCCCAATAATTCAAATGCGTAATCACGAGCTTCGTCAGCACTATCAAAAATCTGACAACCATCTACGCCACTCTCAGTTAGACGCTCTACCAAAGCCTGAGCTGACTCCTCATCATATTCAGGAGCATCTACTATCATGTGATTAGTTACATCTACTCCAACTACGTGCAAAGGATCATACTGCTCTTCTTCATCACTAAAATTCTTAGAGTCCAATTCAGTTACTTCCATTTCATCATCCTCTAAAGTAACTTTTGCTTGATCTCCAGTTGATTCACTAGTAACAATTACACAATTATCCTCATCGTCGCACTTTTCAATCTTCAAGTCTCCAACTTTTGCAGTTTCTTCTGATTCGATTACTTCAGAAAATACTCTCTCGCAAAACTCTTGATCGCTGAAGATCTTTTGTACTACGAAATTGTCAGAGTATACAGAAAAAGATTTCTCGCCGCACCCTTCACAGCATCCATCTCCGTAATCCTCCCAGGACAATTCATCAATTCCACTAATAGAGCCTTCGGGGATATGATAACCTGCATGTTCGTCCATTTCACCTTGCTGAGAACCCGGGGTTACACCATCCATTCCCGGATGGATAAATCCCTCAAGTTGCCCAGTTACTTGTAAAGGACTAAGATCGTAATTACCATCTGGCCCTTGCTCTGCTAGTGTAACTTCACCGTTTTCTTTGTCAGTAATAGCTACTTGGCCATTACCAGCATTCTCATATTTTACTTCGTCAGTATCTACTTCTCCTACAGCTTTTGCAGTTTCGATATCGTCTGCTACTTGCTGAGTTAACTCTTCATCCCCTTCTCTCGTTGCAGAAAAGAGTCTTTCCATAAATCTAGTATTTTTCATAAAAAATATATAATATTATTTCAATATTTCTATTTCACTTCCAAAATTAGAAGGACGGATTACTCCAATAGACTTTAAGAAATCCATTAACCCTAGAGGTGCATCAGGATATCTACTATTGATTGTCCTATTAAATTCAGAAAGCGGCTTAACTTGTCCTCCAAACTCTATTTTAAGATCTCCTAGAATTCCAGATTCATCAGCCCACTTTTTACATTCACACATACAATGTCCAGGCTCACAGTTGCAAGATCCTCCACAATTACAGTTAGATCCTCCTCCGCGTGGTACAATTCCATGTGCCTTCTTCAAGATTAAAATACTCTTAGGACAAAGTCTATTAGAGTACTCAAGATCTTCTATAATAGACTCCGGATTATGCTTACAAGTTATTTCTGGGTCCAAATCAAGAACTTTAGTAATCGATACCACTATCTTACTGAATAATTTAGCTTGGGCGAACGCGGCCGGAAGTATTGATACATTACCGTCATCTAACACCTCTGCAAACCCTCGTTCCTCTAAATCTTCGATACTAGTATCACTAAAGACCTTGCCAAATTCAGACATACTAATCGTCTTGCCACTATACTCCTTTAGTGCTGATTCAAAACTATTAGTCGGTTCACAAAACTCACGCTGGAATAACCCGTCACATAATCCAGAGTAATTTTTCTCCTTACTCTCTCCTCTTACTGGTTCAGGTGTATTTTCTGGAGATTCAAATACTCTCAATAAATCAAAACGTTTACCTCCACATTTAGGACAGAAAATTGAAGATACATTTGCAGCAGTAGTCATCTCATACCCACAATCTCTACAAACTACTTCTTTTAAATTTACACCTTCATCACTTCCGGAAAATAATTTACGACGTACCTTATATGTTCGTCCATAATCGGAAAATAATTTACGTCTCATTACTCCTCCTCTTTTAACTCATTATCAATCTCAATAGGCGCAGCTCCAAATACATAGTCTTGCAATGAACTGATAAACTCGGAATACGCTGCAGTAATCTTTGAAAATCTCTGCTTACTTACGAATCCCTGCTTACCTACTTCTACCAATGCCTGTTTATATGGCAAGTACATGGCTTGACACGCCTTTCTTACTTGAACACCTAAAGATCCTGCATTCAACAAAGTCATTAAATTTTTTCCTTCTAAGACCATCGGAGTTACTGTTTTCATAATCTCCAATACATCACCGGCAAATAATGACTTCATAGTTTTTAACGTATCTTTATCAATCTTACTAACTCCTCCTTGAGTCTTAATAGATTGTCGATAATCAAGTATTAATCTTCTAAATCGCTCTCTAGGACTTAACTTCGCATACCTAATTCGTTCATTTACTGACATTGCTGTGAACGACTTTTGAGAATATCCCGCTGAAGTTTCTCCCTCTGACACAATATCTACATCACTCATCGTAGAATATTGCTTAACTTTCAATTGAGTGTAGTAACCATTAACCTTTGATGTCTTTGGTACTCCTCCTAATCCAAATTTTTCTAAGTTCGAGAAAGATTTTACCTTCATTTCACCCATCTTTAGTGAGTATCTATCATCTCTCTCTACTTCTGAAAACTCTCTTTCATCTTCTCCATCACTGATAACTTCCGTAATTCTAGCCAGAGGACCGAAACTAGGATTAGCTGTCCAATCTAAGCTCTTAATGCTTTTGATCTGACGGCAAATATCAGTACCATTCGTCTGAGAGTCCCAATACGCTACTACCACTAAACTACAACATAGCGCTACTCCTGCCTTTATTAATGCACGGAGCCTCTTAATATTTTCTGCAGCACGTTCATCAAAATCTTTAGGGTTAAATATATGAACTACTGCCATCAACCAAGGTCCCTCTCCCGGAACTTCATCTATATAAAGCTCTTTTACATAGTGAGTAAAAGTTGGAGCCCCGTCTACTACACATAATCCAGCGTCATCTTTACCAATTGTTTTCTTAAGTGCTGCTACATTACCTACATTATCTGGCATAGTCTCTAAAGATCTACCCCTGTGTGTTAAGTAACCTAACATAACTTTTCCTTCAACGGCTCTTCGATAATCTTCTGAATTTAGGTAATCTCGTACAACTGATTCTCCTATCAATGAACCATCTGCTGCAGGCTTTGTCAAACTGCAACATCTTACTCTTACTTCCATTCTTTAAAAATTATTTATCTTTATTACTTGTTTTATCTTAGTGCCTACAAGTGAATCGAATCATAGTACCATATTTCAGTACTCTCGTAGGCTTTCTGTTTATTAATAACCAAGGCCAACACGAAGACCTGTTCCATGTTTAGAGTATTGATCCCTTTCTAATCAAATACGCATCGTGGTCCTCTGCAATACTTTTAACTCCATTTTTATAGCGGTCTAACATATTTTGATCACCTCTATACTTATTTCTTATTTTATTAAGACTACTTGCTAACTCAGATCTACATTTTCGTAAATTATCAGCCTGCGGCTTCGTTAAACCTTTATAATGATGTACAGCAAACAATCTCTCCTCAATGAAATCACTACCTAGTATCATATCTATTAATTATCATAGAGGGTATTGTTAATTATCAATATTTCCCCCCTATGATTTTTGTTCTATAAAAAGGGAGAAATATCTAGTTATTCTTTTTTGTCGATATTTTATTAGTACTAAATTCTTCTCGCTATCTTCGCAGCTGCCTTAGTACTATGTTGTTCTTCTTCTAGAAATTGAAGTGAGTAGTTTCTCAGCAGATTATTATCATCAAATTAAACCAGCTTCGCTAATTTAAATGCCTTATCTGCTTCCTGATCTGCCAATTTCCTGTAAAGGTCTAGCTGTTTTCTATAGATATTTTTATTTGCGCTTCTGTTATTTTTAATAGAATCTCTAAGTGCCCCACTTGCGTATATGTTATCGATTGCACTATTAAACAGTCCTTCTTTACTTCCAAGAATAAATTTTTTATCTTTTTTACTCAGCCTTGGATTTTCCAACACTTGCTTAACATCTTTAAGCCTGCTTTCCCGTGCGCTATTTAGTCTATCTCGCAATATCCTTGCTTGCTCATCCCTAACACTTTTTACGTATGCTCTGGCTGTAGGATCCTTTAATTGTTTACTTAATACTCCCCAACTACTAAATAGTCTTTCTTCTATAAAATCGTATCCTAGTATCATATCTATATTAATTATCATAGAGGGTATTGTTAATTATCAATATTTCCCCCCCCTATGATTTTTGTTTTATAAAAAAGGGGAAATATTTAAAGCATTTTCTGTCAATATTTTATTAGTACTTACGGGTGAATCGAATCGTAAAGTCTTATTTCAACTTTCCCGTAAGTTTTTTATAAAAGGCTATAAGCTCTTCTCTACTAATTGTAAAGATTATTCATCTCTACGACGAGTTGCCAATGCTGCAGCACCAGCTAGACCTAGACCTCCAAGCGCAATACCTGCTGCACCCTTCTTTCCGAACTTCCACATGCCTTCTCTTCCTGCCTTAGCAGCCTCAGTTTCGTACTTCTTGGTCAACTTGTTCAATGCTTTTTCTGCAGCTTCCTTATTCTTAAATGCATTAGCATTAAGTCCCTCATATTCATGATATCCTAGCTTCTTAATCTCAGCTGCTAATTTTTTATTTGACTTTCCTGTCTCTAATAATTCGCGTTCGTATTGATCCATCAATTGAGCAGATCTTGATCTATCACTGATTTCTTTAGCAAATTTTTTGAAACCGTTATTTTTAAGGTTTTCTATTTCACTCTTAGTTAATTTTTCTCCTAAAAGAGTATCTGCCTTTCCACTTACGAGATTATTATAAGCTCCTTCCATTTTCTTAAGACTATTAAGGTCTTTATATTTGCTAACTCTGGTCTTCTTCAATCCAGAAATAGCATCTTTATGTTTCTTGACAGCATCTTTAAGGTCGCGCTCCAACAACTGGTAATCTACGCCCTTCTTCTTTCCTGCTAGAGCTGCATCGTATGCTGCTTTTTTATTCAAATATGCTCCAATACCTGTAGCACCTGCAGCACCTAGTACACCTGCACCACCAATAATAGCTGCACGACGTCCAATACCACTATCCTCATCCTCAAGATCAGCATATAGACGCTCCATCAACAAATCATCATAGTCATAATCGGTTGTTGAAAAATATCTCAAATCTCCATTAACATCTTCCATAAGGGAAAATACTTTTCTTCTAATGTACATAATATTAAAACTTATAATTTAAATTGTTTGTAGAGCTACTTTTCCCTCTCTTTCTTCATTTACTTGAGAGAGTTGCTCTAATTCTTATTTCTTTTTATCTCTTTATTTTTCTTATTTACTGCATGCTACCAATCTTCTTAAGGCCAGAGGCAATATTGTCTCTAAACAAAACAAAATCTTTTCTAGTAATCTTATCTAACGGCTTTCCCATCGTCTCTTCAATTAATCTTTTGGCAAGTTTTTCTTTTTCAGAAGGATTGCGTGGATATAATTCTTTTAATCCTTTTGCAATATCCTTTGGTACTTTAGCTTTTCCCATTTCTTTTGCCATATCTAACGCAACTATATTATTACGTCCTTGTAAACCTTCGATTTGAATTGCGTCGGCACCTGTGAGTCCATTACCGAGATATACTTTGCCCGGACGTGTTTTAAATAAATTATTCGCTGCGCCTTTCCTCATTGCTCCTACTGCCCTTTTCTCAGCTTCATTAAGTCCTGCCTTCTTAGCCAATTGAGCCCATGCAAACAATTTCTCCTCTTCTAATAAATCTGAATATAGTCTTTCTTCTACAAAATCATATCCTAGTATCATATCTATTAATTATCATAGAGGGTATTGTTAATTATCAATATTTCCCCCCCCCCTATGATTTTTGTTTTCTATAAAAAGGGAGAAATATTTAATTACTCATAGACACAGGTGGCACTGGCGTAGATCTTGATTTATAAAGACTGATTGCCCTAGCTTTAATGCCTTCGGAATTATTAGTAGATTCTTCTGCAGCTTTAGTAATGCTTTTTACAATTCGCTCGTCCTCCTCTTGTTTTGCTTTCTGAATTTTTTGTAAAGACCTCATTCTTTCCTTTCTTTCTTCAGCCCTGAGTTTATCCTTAAGCCTAATTGTCTGCATAAGTTGTCGCTGCTGCTTCATCTGCTCTATTAAAATATCTTTAGAGGTTACTACGTTATCTCCACTTGAAGAAAAAAGCCTAGTCCACTTCCTTATTATTATCATTTCTTCCTTTCAGTTTTTTCTTTTTATAGGAAGAATAAGCTACTAAAGCTGCACCAGTAGGGATAGATATTGCTCCTGCAATTTTAAGGTTTCTTGCGGTATTAGGATTACTTGGACGAGGACCTGGAGTTCTATTTAAATAATCAGCAGTATATCCTCCACCTAACAGCGCTCCTCCAAGCCCTGCCAATGCTGCACCAGTTACTTTCCCTTTAGATAATAGCTCTAACTCCTCTTCCAACTTTTGTAACTTCTCCTCTTTAGTGAGTTTCTTATTTTCTTTGTTTTCCATAAATTATCACCTCTTATTGTTGTTCTCCTCCAAAAATCGTATTAGGATCTACTCCCATTTGTTCCATTCCAGCACCAACCTTAGCCTTCAAGTAATTAATGTACATAGTAGTAGTTTCTTCATTAATCAAAGAATCTGCATCTGGATCTATATCCTTAATTAATTTTTGCAAATAGGATAAAAATGCCTCTGGATTAATTAGAGGAGCTGATGCCTCTAACATCTGTAAACTATTTTGTAACATCTGAGAAATACTAGTCAACATTCCATTTATAGACTCAGATTGATTTATCTGATTATTATATTCTACTGAAGTCTTTTCACAGATATGCAGCGTAACTCTCGAAGGATCCAACTCTTCCTTATAAATTATCTCATAAATATTACAAACTAATTTAGTAACTGACTCCTTAATACCATTAATATAGAAAGTTACACGTGAATTAGCTCTCTCTGATTGTTGTAAAACTTGCCACTTACTGCCAGATGTAGAATCTATAAGAGTAGATGGAAGTCCTAGAGGTCCTAAAACGCTTGCCTTACAATGATCTAACATCTGCATAATCTCAATCATTTTCTCTGACAACTTATCTAACGGCAACATTGCATTTTTAGCAGCCAAAGAAGAGTTATAGTCAGGTATAAACTTTGCAGGCTGAGTTAGTGCATTTTCTATAAAAGAAATTGCATCAAACTGTGCTGTTAAAAAGGATGCAAGTTCATTAGTATTATTCGCAAGCTTAGTAGCCTTAGCACAGATATTATTGGCAGTCTCTAATGGAACAGATTTATCAAATTGTAGTAAAAATAATTGAACACTTGATAGATCTCTTAGTGAAAGAAGAGAAACCAACAGCTCTTTAATAACTAACTCCTTTACTTTCAATATTAGAGAATATAGTAGTGGTTCTGAGGCAATATAAGCATCATCTTTCAAAACCTTACTTCTATTGCTATCTGGATCCTCTTCTTGTATTTTTACTATTTTATTATTAGTATTTTTAGAGAAGATATCATTTAACTTAGAAGCATCCTTATTTGCCTTAGTACTTCCACTGCCAGTACTAGTATTATAATTATCTCTATCATCTTCTGACAGATCATTTACTAGTCTTAAGTTTGAAGTAGATATAAAAACAACGCTATTTTTAGGAATTTCATAAATACCTCCCTCATTCCCTTTTGCCAAATAAATCTCTTCCATCTTGCCAGTACTTTTTGACCTAATTTTCTTAGTTATTACAGATACTGGATCATTTATTTCCTCTATCCTGAATTTTAGGTGACCTAATTCATCTAGACTAGTAGAGATCATTCCAAAATACTCTCCAAAATAGATATAGTCGTTCAAATGATTCTTTATAAAATTAACTATGTTTAGATCTTTAGTTAATATATTATTCAATCTATCAGTTACCTGCTCATTGATAGAGTTAGAATCTTCATCCATAATACTAACTAAATTACCATTACTAGCATCTGTCAAAAAGTTCTGTACATAGTCTGAAAAAAAGTTAGTTGCTAATTTAGAAATGTCCAGTAGTTGATACCCTTTAAGTTCTGCTACTCTCTCATAGTAACCACTAATTAAAGTAGATGGAGATGAGTTACCTAATAGCGGAGACTTTTTATCCATACCAAAAGCTCTAGAACTGGCAGAACCTCCTATCGGCTTATATCCTCCACCAGACCCCCTAACTATGTTACTCCTTAAAGGAACTCTAGATGCTCCAGGCGCAAATGACCCGAACAACTTCTCAATTAAATTACTTTTCTTCATGACAAAAATATTTTTAATTTAAAAACTCTGTACTTGTGAACTACCCACGAGCTTTAGCTCGGCGGGCTTCCTAGTCAATATATCTAATGATACAAGTTTACCTAGGCTATCTCCGTAGTTCCTACGGTTTTTATTCTCAAACCTTCATTGAGAATATTTATTGCTGCATTTAAAGCTAATTTTTATACTACTGTACAAAACTAGTAGCCATTTATGAGGCCATGATACATTTTTTTATTAATTAGTACAGTGGCCCGATCAATTTCTTTGTTTTTGTAACTACTGGATCCGCTCCGATATAATTCTCATACATTAACAAATTAACATCTGGGTCGTGCTTTGGCTTTGAAAATATTCCTACATCCTTTACTGGACCCTTTTTAAGTCTCTTACGAAATTGTGCCATTGCCTCTACCTTACTTACAGCGGAAAAATTCCTACATCCTTATATTTCCTCCCATCAATTCCTCCTTTTTTCATATCCTTTATCGCTTCTCCAAACCAAGAAGGTTGCTGAAAACTGTTTGTATTTGTGGCTTTTGCTTTTTTCAGCGCTGCCTTAGTTGCTGGATTTGTAACAGTCTTCCCAACTTTTTGTATAGCAGCAAACAATCTTTCCTCAATGAAATCGTATCCCAATATCATATCTATTAATTATCATAGAGGGTATTGTTAATTATCAATATTTCCCCCCCCCCTATGATTTTTGTTCTATAAAAAGGGAGAAATATTTAAAATACTTGACTAATTCTCTAAATCTGTCACTGCCTTCCGTCTTCTATTAGTAGGCTGTACCATTCCTCTTCTTCTTCTAATATTGTTTAATATGCTAGCATTTTCTCTAACATCATTGAGTCTAGCTCCACTCAAATAAGATTTCATATTAATATTATCTACAAGTTTTTCATAGTCAGCTAAATGCTTATTTACATTCTTTCCACCATATTTTCTAATAATGTCCCGTCCGTATACATTGGCCATATTTTCTTCTGCAATAGTTGATAAATTATCTAAACGTCCATATATCGCCCTAGCTCTTTTTGACACCGATTTTTCTAAATGTGATCTAAGTTTTTTAGGCGAACCTACCGCTACCTTAAAAGGAGTGCCTGCCGCAATTGAATTAGCAAAAGACTTACCGTGCCCTAATTCATGTGAAAGAATTGACGGATTAGCATGACTTAAAAAAACATAGCCATGACCATCTCCTGCAAAAAAATCTTTACCTCCTCGTAAGTCCTTTTTTATTTGCTTTTTTACTAATTTTTCTGGATAATCTCCAGCGCTGCCGCTTTTGATAGCGACATTAGTAAGTTTATCAGATAATTTGTTTCGACCCTTAACTTTATTAAAATGAATACTTGGTTGATTAATGCCGCCTGTTTCTCCTTTTATAATATTCTTCATCAACTTTCCTTCAGGACTGCTAAAAATCTCCTTACTACTTTTACCTTTAGTTGACTTAAAATTGTTGGCGACTGAGTCTGCTTCTGCTAGAGAATTTTTAATATCAGCAGACCTATTAGTTAATCTATTTTTTCTATTCTCAATTGCTTTAGCTGGAAGCTTTTCTTCTCTAAGCCTCAGTCTCTTCCAAGCCTCTATATTATTATTTCCATAGTACTTATTAATAATAGGTTCAAAATTATCAGCAAACTTATCAGCTCCAATATCATTTAAAAAGCCCTTCATTTCCTTAAGATCCTTTGCACTAATCTTACGGTACGGTTTTCTAGCAAACTCTGCCAGTCTATTTGAAAACTTTTTAAATCTAGTAGCATTTTCAACAGTATTTAATGACTCAGGTAATGACTTAAACCCCTTAGTCAACCTCATTAGTTGAAACATTGCTTCTTTTTCAGCCCTAGTATATTCTTTTTGCCTTAAAACTATCATCCTTCCTAAATTTTAAAACAGGCCATTACTATCACTAACAAAAGTAGATTGGAAGCTAGAAGAAGAGAATCCAGGTCCTTTTTTCACGACAGCCTTACTTTTGCTAGCTGATTTACCATCTTTGCTAACTTTAACAACTTTTTTCCTTTTTATAATCATTTCTTCACGTCTTTATTAAAAAATTCCTTCAATCATATCTTGAATAACCTTACCACTTTCTTCTCTAGCTGATTTAGTAACGCGGTCCATAGCTTGTAATTGTTTAAAGTATCCGCCGTTATAACCGTATTCATCACCTTCATCGATAGAGATTTTCAGGGAGTATACGGCAGAAGCGAGAGAGTCCCAGCAGTCTTTACTACCTACACCGTTATTAATATCGAAGACTTTAGCATTTTGGGTAGCTTTAGCGGGGTGATCGATTTTAAGTTTTCCGGTATTAGTGTAAGTATATCTCAGGTCATAAGTTTCCCGTTGTAATCTTTTATTATCAGGAACAGTAATCATTTCGTTGTTGATAATATTTTTCAGATAGAGAGCAGGTTCACAAGGGGAGTTATCAGTAGAAATATATCTAGTTTTGACACCTTCTCTTTCGCAGTCTTGTAATAATTGAGCTGAGAATGCCTGGTCCGCTGAGATTACCACATTATATCTTTTATGTAGTTCAAAAATAAGGTCTTCGAAATGGTATAAAGAAGTTTGTTGTCCATCTTTTCTTCCCACGGCTACAACGAATAGAGTTTTTATTTTAGGCATTTTTACATTATTAATTACGTTCCAGCCTTCAAAAACTACAGCGCTAATACCTGCCATATCTGATTTAGTAGCCAAGTCGAGTCCCAGCCATATTGGAGTATTTTTAGGGACTTTAGACATCATAGGAGCAATTTTATCCCACAATCTATCAGCCTTGTCATAGAAATCCACAGTAAGTATTTCAGGTATTTCATTTTTAATAGTAGAACAATTAACTAGATGCTCAATAGAACCGCCGAAGAAAGAGTCAGAATTTGCCAAAGCTACTCCACCCTTATCCATTAGCATTTTATGAAGATCTATAGTAGCTTCTTGTCTCAGTGAAATAGGAACATTTAGCACTCTATCTTTATCTTGATCTGTGCCTAAAACATAATCATCAGGGAGTATTTGAGGAGGATATTTACCATCTCCGCAATAGACTGGAAATGTTTTACCCTTATCATCTTCATATAACGAGCTTCTAACATCCCAATGAGTAGGACAGCAATTCCAAGTTAATTCAGGATCAGTATTACTCAAAAACCACTCTGATGTTGATGATGACCCTTTTGCTGATGAGTCTATTATGAAATTTCCTACTAATGATGTCGCTTTCTTATCAAATCGAGAAGTAAATCGTCCTAAAGCTGTCGCAACCTTTGACTGTGCCCCTTCTTGATTATCCCAGAAATTTACCTCACCTATCAAATAAAATATAACATCACTTCCTAATCCCGCACTACCCCTCGGACCTGACGTTATTACCTTAAACTTCATATTGTCATTAGTAGTGGTCCGGAAAAATGGCGACTTCTCTAATACATCATACTTAAACCATCTCCTAAACTCTACATCTGCCGTCTCCTCCGACCTATGCATTATTACAGCACTTAAGGGTTTCGGTGTCAAGCCTAACGTAACACTCGGATTCTTCATGCATAATAAGCGAGCGTATGTTTCAGCCAGACATAAACGGGATATTGTTGACTTTCCTATTCCTATGGCCCCCGATAATATTAAATAGGGCTTGGCTGTTAATACCTCGCTCGGATATATCTTCGGTAACGCTTTCTTCCAATAATCAAATAAAGTACGTCCTCCATTGAAAAACTCCTCGCCCCCTAAATAAAACTCATCACTGTACATCCTCTCTATCGACGGAGGTATCATACTATATCCCTTAAGCTTGCAAAATATTAATAACTTCTCCCGCTCAGTTAATTGTGTGTACTGCTTCTCTAAACTTACACTGTCTAACTCACTACTAATATCTCGCGTAGGATCCTCTTGACTTATAAAACTAAACTCTCCTCCCATATTATATCACCCCAAATTAGTGCCTACAAGTGAATCGAATCGTAATACCTTGTTTCAGTATTCTTGTAGGCTTTATTACTTTATTTACTACTCTCCTTTAATGGATTGTATACAGACTTATCTTTACTGTCTTGCTCTTGAGAATTTTCTTTCCCCTCTGTAAATGTTTTTTCTTTTAAATCTCCCATAGTCCTTTATTTATTATTTGTTTTTATTAACTCCTCCCTGAATTTTAATCTAGGTATCAGGTGAGTAATATCATCTAACTCTAATTTACTAAGTTGGCCTCTTAGCTTAATTAATGATGTTAGCTCTGCCGAAAATCCATTGTAAAATAAACGATCACCTAACCCAGTATCCTCTATCCCCCAATGCATCTGTAACTCTTCTGGAAATATCTCACCGTAAACTTCTAATAACTTATCTATGACTTGCCTCTTTAGATACAACCCACATGAATAACATTTATTATAAATCCCTCCGTAAGACTCTTTAAAAATTTCCTCAGTCCTAACATCTTTCTCCAACATAAAGTAAGTAGCATCCTTATGAAAACTAGATGCAACTAATGATAAATCACCTTCTACTATAAATCTATCTCCATCTAAAAATATAATATCAGAATCTTTATCACAATAGCTAACTCCTAAATTCCTTGCAAATGAAGTCTGTCTGCCTACTAAATGATTGGGTGTAGTAACGTAAAACTCCTTCGCACTTTTTAAAATTTCCTCAGAATTATCAGTGCATCTATCAAGAACCCAAACTCTACGATAATTATACTTAGATAAAGAAGATAGCATAGATTCTATACTACCTCCCTCATTTTGTCCTATTATTACTATATTAATATTATTCATTAGTATTGCCTAGTTAACCATCTATTACCATACCACATTACCTCTGTATAACAATTACGATTTATATAATGATAACTACTTCCACCTGGAGTTACTGCAAAACTATAATCCGTATCTAATCTACTTAAAGTGATTGTTCCACTCTTAGCATACAATCTAACTACATGGCAATTAGGAATATTATTCATTTTTATACTTCCTATAGTTACAGATGGATAACTATTGTCTGGAATATCAAATACTATACCATCATATAAAATATTATTACTGCTAAGATCTATCACATAATAAGACGAACCTGATGACTGAACAAGTGTAAGCCTACTATCCGACAAGCTACTAATCACTAATGTCTTATCAAACATTTCATGAGAGGATAAATGAAATACATAAGGCCATGCACCAACAAATACCAATCCAGATGTCTTCGCAGTATAAGTAACCGTTGTGAAAGTTGAATCAGTTATGCTACTACTTTCGGACGTACATTCATCTATTATTAACTTCGCCCCTTTGTGGAAGAAAACTGGCACAATCGAACGTTGGAATACATTACTAGAAGTCGAGACAAATTTTATTGTACTGTTCGCCGATACAGCCGCACTTGAATAACTAGAGTAATCAAATTCAGCTACGGCACCTGCTTGTACTAATTGGATTTGACGATAACAAGTGGGCCTGTAAAATTGAATTGCCAGATCGCCCAAATTTTCTTGTTGACCATTACTCATTACCTGTAACGCATCTGTAAACGTCGGAGCCGTTCCACTTCCTTTAGCAATAAGTACGTGTCCATTTGGTCCATAGGTAGTTGGAGCATAAAATGTTGCAGTTGAGCCGGCTTTGCTTGAACCATTTAATGTCACCTTTGTTCCTCCTGCATAAGTACTTCCAGTTGTAGGTACACCAGATGATAAGTAAATAGGTTTAGTTGTAGATCCTAATGTGGCAGTTCCAACCTTAGTAACACTTCCATCAGTTAATTTAGTATTAGTCGCATACTCAGGGCCTGTACACAATTTAATAGTGAAACCATTAGGATGCGTAAATAACCCATCAGAATTTACGGCAGCTCTGTAATTCGTATGATCATGAGTTACATGATTTAATGTCCAATACTCTGCCGAATTTGAAATCCTATCTCTTGTTCCGTTATATAACGGCATTATAGACATACCTTGATATTGAGCCGCACATTTTGCCCAAATCTGAAACTCGGACTTACTTCCACTTGTCCCTTTATACGCTATCGCTAGTTGATTATGTGGAAATCCACTCTGCTTAGAAATACATGATAACTCACATATTTCTACTGCTCCCAACGCGCCTTGTCTGATCCTTGCTGTAATAATTGCACTTTGATTAAGAAAATTACTACTTGCAATAAAGGTAGTGCCCAAGTCAAACCATCCTGACGCACATGTATACTCTGCAATAAGAAACCAATATGGAGTTGCGTCATCTGTGACACACCATCCACATCTTTTATTTAATTTACCTGATAATTCTGTCTTGGTAGCGTAAGTGGAAGTGATTATATTACCATCTCCATCTTTAATAGCTAACATATTATTACTCTGTGCTACCTTAGTTCCTCCACTTGACGGTATAGATGCTACATACGTATTCCCAGATGAAGGAACAAAATCACCATCTGCATCATTCAAAATAGACCATGCCCAAGATGTATATGCTTGTAATACGCAATCAAAATACAGAATTAAGTGAGTAGATGTTAATTCTCCTACTAAAACCTCATCGTAATTCGTTCTGGAAGCCATTGCACAGTATATTCTAGCACTAACGGTACTTGCACTTGCTCCTGTGTACAATGCAACGTTAAAAATATAACAATCTCCTATGTTAGTATTATGTTGCCCTTTTATAAAAATTGAAAAACCTTTGTCAGAATAAGCAGTAGTTGGAACCGTAATCCTACCAATCTCTACATATCTGGATTTATTATTACGAGACCTCTGACCTCCTCTTAATCCATCTGCCTTTGCCACAGTACTATTAATAGTAGCAACATTAACCCCCTTCCATGTAAATTTAGACTGAGTTACATCTAAAGCAGTGTCAGCATTAGGACCTACACGAAAATTTCCATCTGTTCTTACTAATCCTGTTCCGAAAAAAGTTCCATTAGCAAAAGTCTTCTCATCATTTATTCTTAGCCAATCATCACCCGCATTCTTAAGAGCTTTTGTACCATTTAAGAATAATTCGTCACCTAGTTTTTGTAAGTTTGAGTAGTTTCCTATATAAGCTCCATTCCAATATGCGAGAGTGTTCGATGAAATTGGCACTTTATCTGCTTCATTACTAGACCAGCCTACTCCTCCTACTGCGGTATTATCTCTCAGGTCACTCCATTTCATGTAAGTAGTTGAAATATTATTGCCATTACTATCCCCAGTAGCTCTTTCAGAAATTGCATAGTGAAATGTAGTTCTAGAAGCTTTAGTCCATCCTTCAGTGCTTGCAACCTCCGAAATAGTATAATCAAATGTAAACTTATCGTAGTGGTTATTAGGAACAATTACATCAGTTACTGCTGCAGCCTCCCATCCGCCTCCTCCTGCATGATGGAATAATAATGATAAAGTTTTTGCAGTTGAGTCGTATTTGTAATATATTCCCATTCCGCTTGAAATAGAATTGCCAACCTCATAAAAAGTAACACCATTAACGCCTCCAGCATTATTATTTACCTGAATAATATATTGATGACTACCTCTTCCCAATAGTCTAATCTCAATTGGAACATCAAGACTTGCTCCAACATAGGTAATCTTCATGAATTGCAAGTAGTATGAAGAATATGCTTTGGATGGAACTAAAGATACATAATCACCTTCCTTCTTCTTAACATTACCAGTCATTGTTCCTCCTGATAACTTAAGATGATTATTCACACTAACAGCACCATCACTTGCTACAGTAATATCTCCACCACTTTTAACAATACCAGCTTTTGAAGAAGTAGCTATACCTGGGATAAGAGCTTTTATTTTTTCCCAGAGAGTAGCTAAACCTGTACTATCTATAAATTTTTTTATTGCCATTTCCTAAAAAATTAAATTATTAACTATGATTAAGGAATTGATACACAAAGATGACACTAAAAACTAGAAAAGCGTCCAAAATCCTAATAAATGTAATCAAATTGTACTATGAGATGTTAAAATTAATATACCCAAACGATAGAAATGAGAATATAAAAATAGTAGTGCCTAAAGGAGTAAGGTATATATCTGATTGGGAAGACTATTCATTAAGTGATCCTATTTTTCAGACACCGCACATATTAAATAAGAAAATACCAGGATGCGGCTATACTGAATATTGTCTAAGTAGCAGAGTAGACTTAATTTTATGCTCTCCTAGAAAAATGTTACTATCAAATAAAGAGAGTCAACATTCTAATGAGGTATTTTACTTTAAGAATGAATTAGAATCAAGTGAGAAATTTGATAGAGACTTAATAGGAGGTAATAAAGTAAAGCTAGTAAAAAAGTCTGCATCCATATATTCCATTATAAAAGCTCAAGAACAGGAAACATTATTTAGAGAGAACATAAAGCGTCTCAGAATAACTTTAGAAAATGACCTAAAAAACTATATAATGTACTGTGAGCAAAATAATCTACCTAAAAAAATCCTAGTAACTTATGACTCATATAAAGTACTAAAGGATGTATTAAATGGTTTAGGAATATTTGACAAGTTTTATACAGTCATAGATGAATTTCAAAGTATATTAGTTGACAGTAGATTTAAAGCATCAACAGAGTTAGAGTTTTTATCACAATTACAGGGAAATAATAAGGTATGTTTCGTTTCTGCTACTCCTATGATGGATAAGTATTTGAAACAGCTAGATGAATTTAAAGACTTACCATATTATGAACTTGATTGGATCTCTGAGGACGAAACTAGAGCAAAGAAGTCAAATTTAAAGATCAAGTATACAAAATCAATCAGTACAAAAGCTAAAAGTATTATATTTGACTACTTGAATAATAAATTTGAAATATCTACTAAAATTGATAATCACGGTAATCTAATCCATGTACAATCAAAAGAGGTAGTTTTTTATATCAATAGCGTAAGTAATATAGTAAACATAATTAAAGATACCGGACTAAAAGCGGATCAGGTAAATATATTATGCGCAAATACTGTCAAAAATAAAAGTAAAATTAGAAAAGTATTAGGTAGTAGCTTCTCTGATTTAATTGATGATAGTACTTGTAGAATACCAAAAAAAGGAGAACCGCATAAAATGTTTACCTTTTGTACTAGAACTGTTTATCTAGGTGCCGATTTCTATAGTACTTGCGCAAGGACCATAGTTTTAAGTGATGCTAATATTGAATCTCTTGCAGTTGATATTTACTTAGACTTACCACAGATCCTAGGTAGACAAAGATTAGATGAAAACCCTTGGAAAAATAGAGCAGAATTCTATTATAAAAACCTACCTAGTGACTATAATATCGCTGCAACTGAATCTGAAAAAATTATAGAAAACAAAATAAAAGAAACCGAAACTCTATTGTCTTTATATAACAACTTGACAACAGATAACGAAAAATCTGTATTATTGAAAAAACTTAAATTCTGCGCAGAGAACCAATATTACTTAAATGATTATATCTCTGTCAATAATGCAGATAAAAATAACCCTTTCCCAGTATTCAATAAATTAGTATACTTATCTGATATTAGAGCTTTCGAAATACAACAGATAGATTATAAAAATAGAGTAAGCGTAATTAAATCTATCCTAACTAATAACTTTGATCTGAATAAAGGTAATAGTATTCAGGAGTTTATTAAGGAATTCGAAAACCAACCTAACCTAAAAGAAAAGATTAAGTTTATTTGTACTAATAACTCAATAAATAACGAACTAAAACTATACGCCCTTGACCAAATCGATATCATCTTTAAAAATATATATGAAACTGTTGGCCCGGAAAAATGTAGAGCTCTCAGTTATAATTACAGCGATATAAAAAAAGAACTGAACAATATTATAAACTTCTCATTGTGTAAAATCGATGTGGAAATTAAAAGTAAATTCAAAATAGGCGACTGTATTTCTTTAACTGATACTAAAAGAATTATTCAAAACCTTTACGCTGACTATAATATTGATAAAATTGCTAAAGCTAGTGAAATTGAAAGGTTCTTCGTGACTAAAAGAATAAAAATTAAAGATGATAATGGGAAATATGTTCACGGTTACAAAATACTGGGAGAGCTAACCTAAAAAACAAAAAAGAGATATTAAGGAAAATTGAATTCTTAGTGTCTCTTTTAATTTTCTCACGTGAAATCAAACATTGTCCTTAAAAATAGAAGACAATTTTAATATTAACCCTAAAAATCTAATAAAAATGATATACGTAATTGAAGACCAAATTCAAGAAAATAAACTTAAATTACTAGAATGCTCAATAAACCAACTACCTAAAGGAACTAAGGTAATTTCAACTAGTAACTTAAATATTAATCAACTACTAGACGTACTGAGACCTTGGGAATGCTTCTGGGAATATAAAGAATCTAACCCAAACTCCGTATCATATAAAAAAGAAGGTCTGGTAGATAAAATTGACTCTATTATAAAACAACATGAAATCTATAACCTGAAAAATCTAAAACTAAACATACTAAATAAAAGTGATATAAACGCAAAAATAAAAGAAATTGAAACCGTGTTGAAGAAAATGCGATTAACCCCGAGCAAAAATCTAGATCGAAGCGGAATTAAATATGACTGCGATATCTATAATCTACTCGCTGAAGAATATTCTAATGACGATCTTTATTATGCTCGAAAATATATCGCACTAAATCAACACCACCAAAATTTCTTAGATAAAATGTGGAGCACTCTGACTGATAACGGTAAACTCGACTTTGTAAGAAATTCTATAGTCAATGAGGAAATAGATATAGAAGAGGTTTACGAATTCTTACCCAAAATTATTAGAAAAGAATTCAAAATATTTAAAGGAGAAATAATAGATAACAAATCCGAAATCCTCCTTAGTAGCATGTATGTCGCCCCTGTTAATAATAGCGTTATAGATCTCGAAATTAATAGAAAAGAAAAAATTAATATGGATGCCGAAGATTTAATAGACCTAACTAATATTATCTTCAAAGAATTCCAAATAGGCGAAAGATTACAGGGAAAAGAAATAAAAAGTAGACTGAAAGATATATATGATAAATACGGAATAAATAAATCTCCTAGAATCATTGACCTTAGCGAGTACTTTGATATTAAACCAACCTTTTCTAGAATAAAAGCTAGAGGATACAAATTGAGCTCCAGAAAATCTAAGTGAGAAAAGAAAAGTAGGAAGTGTTAATTATACCTCCTACTTATTTTTTTTGCCTACACTATTTAACCTTCTTGCCTAAATATTTCTCCATTACTGCCGATTTTACCTTATTCTGAAACTCCTCTGACATACTAGACAAATTTACTGTAATATCCTTGATCTTAAACGCCTTGATGTCTAACTTTATGGCGCCTGTATTCTCATCTACGTAAATTTTAAGATATTCCCCCCTATTGTCTACTAAAAATGCCTTGCCCTTATGACGCAACCTGAAATTGAAAAAACCATCGTCTATATCCTTTATGGCAAAATCAGTCTCATTCTCCTTAAAATCCTCAGAATCTAATATGCTAAGAATGTCCTCCTTCGTGAAAAATATATTGTTGCTATTATTCTTTACCAAATTCTGCAACTCTATTAACGTTACCTTAGCCTCCGATTCTGATAACTCTTGATTATACTTCTGAATGTTAAATACCTCGTCTATCCAGTTATTAATATTTACCAAAAACTCATTCTTCTCTTCATCACTGAGCTTTAAGAACTTTTTAAATACGTCCTCAGCTGTTACTATCTTTTTCCTGACCATATCCATTAATTAAACTAATTAGGTTCCTGGGACAAGCATAGTACAATTACTTACTTTATGTCCACAAAGGGATAGTCCTTCCCTTAATATATTCTTTGCAGCATTTATATCTCTATTATGTACTGTATTACAATTAGGACATATCCAAGATCTTACAGAAAGATCTTTAACTTTACTTTCCACATGTCCGCAATTACTACATGTTTGACTACTTGCAAAATACTTATCAACTTTTATTAAAGTATCACATTTATACTCTAACATTGTAATGAACATACTCCATCCACAATCAGATATTAATTGAGACAATTGATGATTACTTTTCATTAGCATCTTATTAACATCTAATGTTTCTACACAAACAGTAGAGTAATTTCTTGCTATTTCAGTACTTACCTTATTCAAAAAGTCTTTTCTCTGAAAGGCAATATGTTCATGTAATTTTGCAAGTTGTTTTACTGCTTTTTTCCAGTTATTAGATTGTTTTTCAGTAGAGACATTATTTTTATGTCTTCTACTAACAGTTCTTTGTAATATTCTTAATTTCTTAAGATTAGATTTCAAGTATTTTTGGTTTTCAAATACTTCTCCATCACTTAATATTGCAAAGTTTTTTACTCCTAAATCAATACCAACAGACTTATTATTATTTAATTTTGGCTTATCAGGAACTTCAAACAAGATAGAGATAAAGTATCTGTCTGTTCTTCTAGTATGACTAACTGTATAAGATTTAATTTTACCTGCTATCTGTTTGTTACGTCCCTTGAATATCTTTACTTCTCCGATCTTAGCAATCTTAACTTTCCAAGTATTGTAATCTATTTTACAAGCTTTAGGTATTCTGAAGCTATCTCTCACACCTTTTTTCTTAAATTTAGGAAATCCTGTACTATTTTTCTTTCTAAAAAAATTAGTATATGCAGTCCCTAAATTAATAATGGATTGCTGCAATGCATTGATTGAAACATCTTTAAGAAAGCTATATTTATCATCCTTCTTTAGATTAGTGATAAGCTTTATTAAATTAAATGTCGAGAGATTAATTTTATCTTCTTCGTACGCAGTTTTCTTTACATCTAGCATATAATTATATACTAGACGACAGCATCCACAAGTTTGCTTAATTAGCTTCCTCTGGGTTTTATTCGGATTTAACTCGTACCTAAATGCTCTCAACATATTTTATCTCTATTAATATTATTTCACTTTTTTGATTCTCAGTATACTTCCTTGCTTCCTCTTCATTAGTACTACCAATAGTTTCACAATAGTAACTCCTTGTCCACAAAGAAGGAAGTCTTTTCTTAAGATGAGGGAGCTCTGATCTTTTAGGATAGTACTGCTTTTCCCTTTTAAATTTTTAACAATCAAGTGTAATTAATGGGCTTTCTTGCAAAAACTATTCATATTCTCCTCTTACACCTAAAAGGATTTGCTACATATTTCTCTCCTAACTTCGTCTTAATCCCTAATAAATGTAAATATTAACCATAAAATATTAAAATTATGCAGGAAACTAAACTAAAAGAAACAATTGAGGATGTAAAAAACAAAATTTTTCAACAAGAGATCCCAAATTGGTCTAGAAAAGGTCAATTCGTCTTTAATAGGTGTGAGGAAATTTATGGAGAACTGGCAAGAATAGTCCAATTTGAAGATAAAATTGATTGCTTCTATAGTGATATCTACATTGATGATTTTATTGAAGCTGTGGCAAAAAGATTAATGAAAGAAGAGTAGAATTAATTTCTTACTCTTTTTTTATCGTCTTAAAAATAGTAAAAAAAGGTAAAAGTTACAAAAAATAACACCTTTTTTAAAATTAAGTAATTGATAGTTAGATATTTGTAATTCTAAAAAAATTCTGAAAACTAATTGAAAAATACTAAAAAAGCAAGAAATTACAAAAAATAACACCAGACTTATTTATCTGACTATTTTAAAAATTAATTTTTTCCCAATTGAAGAAATTTTCCAGGATTGCAAAATACCTGGTCAAGGGAGGTCGAAGACATCCTTAATTGAACATTACTATTAATATCCTCGTATATGATTAGACAAAAATTGAGTTAGATTATTAGAACTAAATATATACTGCTTTAGCAGTAAGAAAATAGTTCTAGTTTATTAACTCTGAAAATCGTCTATATAGTAAAAAGGGGTAAAAGTTACAAAAAAAAATATTTTATTTTTTAATTGATTAATTATCAATTAGTTATATTTTTGGAAAAATTAGAAAATTCGATAAAAAAACACCATTTTTGCAAAAAGTTACAAAAAAAAAATATTTTTAATTGAACATTACTATTAATATCCCCGTATATGATTAGACAAAAATTGAGTTAGATTATTAGAACTATTTAGTTCTGGTTTAGCAGTAAGAAAATAGTTCTAGTTTATTAACTCTGAAAATCTGTCTATATAGTAAAAAGGGGTAAAAGTTACAAAAAAAAACACAAACAAAAAATTAATTAATTGATTATTAGATATTTATAATTTTTGAAAATTACCAAAATTTTAACAAAAAAGCTACTTTTTTCAAAAAGTTACAAAAAAAAACACAAAATTATAGTGAATTGGAGTGAAACGGAGATGAACGAAAATGGTGGTTTAGATGAGATTGAAAGCTTTGACCAGTAAGGGAAAAGGTTTCGATCTCTTTCTTAGTTTACCTCTAAGACGTTATAAAATACCAAAAACCGAGTTATATTAATAAGAACTACTCATCGCTTTCTAAGCGATCTTAAGTTCTGAATATCTTTAACTCTTAAAATGGTATAAAAAAACGTCTATATTGTAAAAAAGGGTGGAAAATTTCAAAAAAAAGCACAAACTAAAAAATAATTAGTTGACAGTTAGGTATTTATAATTTTCGAAAATTCTGAAAAACTAATTGAAAAAATACTAAAGTGGCAAAAAGTTACAAAAAATGGCACAAGAAATTTTCCAGGATTGTAAAATACCTGGTCAAGGGAGGTCGAAGACATCCTTAATTGAACATTACTATTAATATCCTCGTATATGATTAGACAAAAATTGAGTTAGATTATTAGAACTAAATATATACT